GTCCTGTGGGTCCAGTTACCCCTTGAATACCTTGCGCTCCTTGAGCGCCCGTAGGTCCTGTGGGTCCAGTTGCACCGGTAGGTCCAGTAGGTCCAGTATCCCCTTTATCGCCTGTTCTGGCAAATGTTATTACTACGTCTTCGTTATTACTAAATGATATAGCACTTCCACTTACGTATGCACAGTTGACATCAAAATATCCAGCTTGCTCTACTATAGAACTAATTGTAAACAGCGCAAAATCGTTAGGATCTAACTTGTTAGATAACCTAAAGTGTCCTTTAATAGTAGATGTAGAGTCGTCGATAGTTCTTAAAAATGATTGTATATCAAACGGACCATCCTGCTCGTCATCAATTCTCAGAACAGTAGCTAATGATAAATTGCTATTATTAAACTTTAAGAATCCAGATCCAGGATCTGAGGAAGTTACATCTGTACTAAATGTATAATCAAAAGTTGCTCCACCGAAGCTACCTTGTGGACCAGTAGCACCTGCCGGGCCAGTGGGACCTAAGGCAGTGATATCACCCGTGCCGAGTATACTTTGACCGTTAATCGTTTTTAAGTTTGTAATATTCGATAGCTGTCTACTGTCGTCAATGACAGTAGTGCCTTGGATTTTTAGTGCCATCTTCGCTCCTTCTAACTGAACTCGGCTGTGTATTTATTCAATTCTATCATTCGGGTTTGGTTGGCCAAACTACATTATCCGGGAAACCTTCTTGTTTTGTAATTTCGCGCAATGCTTGGCGATATGCTGCCCATTCTGCCCGTTTATCTAGTGTCATTTGTTCCCATCGATCAGGAAGCACGTATATATCGCTTTTTAGCAACAAGTCGTCCCGTATCTGTTTCATGTAGTTGTATTGGACTGTTTCTGTTCTATCAACTGTTTCCCAGCTAGTACCATTCCATCTTTGATTGTGTTTATCGATTCCTGGATCGACCGTAGTAGAATTTTCGGGAAGTAATACTTCGCCAAATACGTCGATTTGACATACGTGTTCTCTTAAAAATCTACCTGATGAGTCAAAAATATATGCTGTTTTCATAAATTATTATGTTTTGATTATGTAAGAGTATCCCGCAGGCCCCCTGTATTATAGCCGTTTCCAGGCAACTTATACTGAGTCGTAATAGTAGCATTAGTAAAAAGTTGCCATTCTCCAACTACTTGATAATAATTAGTAAAAGACTGCAATCTATAATATTGATAGCTACCAGGGGATGTTACAGCAAAATCCTTAAACCCATTGCTTATAGGTGCAGAACCTGCGGGGCGAGTGTCTATCGTGGTGAAGTTACTTCCATCATTACTACCAAGTAGGTTAAATCCGCTGTCTCCAAAATTAAATCCGTCTGTTCTTCCGTAAATTCGATATGCATTAATAGTCCTCGGACTATCAGTGAAGTAGAACTGCAACCAAGGTTGATTTTCATAATTACTATGCCAGCCACCATCTGTTTCAGCCGTATCACCGTCGTGTGCTTGCCAAGGTCCTCTAACATCAATATACGAACTTGCCGAGGACGATATTACACTGTTTGATACCATAGTACCACTAGATATTCCAGTAACTGCCATAAGAAATGGTGTAAGGTTGGGATAATTTACTTCGCTAATTAATGAACCATCGGCTATAAGCCATCCAGATGGTGGATTTGTTGTAGCCTTATATAGCATCACAGTGCCAGTAGAAATTCCAATGCCAGTAGGACCAGACGCACCAGCTGGGCCTGCAGGGCCAGTGGGGCCCGGAACTGTTACACTAGTTGCTAATACATTTCGCAAACTTATTGCCATTATCTATTCCTCAATTCGTTTATTTCTTTTTGTAAATCTTTAATTGCTGCAACAAGGAAAGGTATAATTTGAGAATATGCGACTGTTTTTACACCGTTATCATCAGTAGAAACAATTTCTGGCAGCACTTGCTCAATTTCCTGTGCTATTACACCGTATGCTTTTTTATTATTAGATTTCCATGTAAATTCTACTGGGGATATTTGATTTACAATTTCTAATCCTGAAGTAATAACGCTAATGTTTTCCTTAAACTGACGATCTGACAGCGAGTTAAACTCCGTAGCGTTTAATTGTCCGGTGTTTGGATTAAAGTATAGTTTAGAACTTGAAACTTCCAAGCCTGTTAATACGCCCGTTGCTGTATTCACAAACGGGATATAATAAGAACTATTAGTAGTGGTATTGTTTACTATACTTATTGGTGACGAAGGAACGGAAACGAATAGCTCCCACGTTGCGCCATCATATATTAAAGTTACATACGCACCTTTAATATCAAACAGCGCATCGTCCGTTTGACCTTCAATTGTAGAACCGTTCCGTGCTACTGTTAAATTATTAGTGGCCCAATCGGCTCCATCAGCTATGACTACAGTTGTCCCTGTTGCAGGATTTGCAGGTAGTGTTATTGTAAATGCGCCGCCTGAAGTATCAGCAATTAGCAAATCACCTGCTGCTGCGGTATACGCTGATGTTTTTTGGACGAACGATCTTGTCGAAACGATAGTCGATGTTGTTATTACTTCGGCATTTTGGGAATATATTTTCCCACCTACCCAAACATCTTTTTGAATTCCTGCGCCGCCAGCAACTTGTAGCGCGCCAGTAGTAGTCGAAACTGAGTTACTAGTCGATAATATCGTAGCCGTGGTAGAAACCACAAGGCCATGCTTAACCTTAAAGTCTTTGTCAATTGCCATGTAGCTTCCCTTTCCGCGTATTGGCTTGTAATTTATGTATTTAGTATTGATAAAGAAATATCAGATACAAAAATAGGGCCCTCGGGCCCTATTTTATGTTACTCACCTGTATTAGGCTTGTGTTTCAAGTCTAGTTACAGAGAATGTTAGTTTTGCGGTAGCAGAACTCGGTGTAACGCTTAGTTCAATATTAGAACCGTTTACTGCTGCGTCAAATACGCCAAGCTCAGTGCTGTTGAAGAAAGTACCATACTCGTTCATGTAAACATTTGTACCATTATGGAATACGGCAATTTCAGTTACATGAAAGTTAGACCCGTCTTCAATTTGGACGAAATACTTAGCAGATCTGTAAGTTGCTAGAGCAAAGCTGTCAACTACCAGTGTACTGGTGCTAGTTGCAGAAACAGTTGCTGCGGCAACTTGAGAATTTCCACCAACATTTACTACTTGTCCAACATTTAAGTTGCCACCAATTCCAACACCACCAGCAACAGTTAAAGCACCAGTTGTAGTAGAAGTAGAGCTTGTGGTATTAGTAAAGCTAATTGCTCGGTCAGTTGTAGCACCAGCAGTAGTTACACTCTGTAATGTAGGTGTTACAAAAGTAGCAGATGTGAGTACTGGGGACCCGTTAACATAAAGTTGTCCACCTACCCAGACATCTTTCTCAATACCAACACCACCAGCAACAGTCAATGCGCCAGTTGTAGTAGATGTAGCATTAGTTACATCATTGATATCAACTGTACCGCTTGCTGTTAGGTTCACAGTAGCTAGTGTATTTGTTGCTGTATTAAATGTTAAATCAGCATCAAATCCTGTTACGCCAGTAGCAGACTGAACAGGAATATATCCAGTTGCTCCTCCAGCAATATTTGTAGCAGTTGTAGATGCGCCTACTGTTGTAGCAGAAGGTGCTTGCCAACTTGGGGCGCCGCCTATTGATGTTAGTATATAAGTTTCAACACCAATTGGTAGGAATGATGTAGTTCCAGTTGAGCTCTGATAAACTACGCTACCTGCTGCACCGCCAATTAATGTAGTAGCGTTTGTAGCAGTTGTAGATTGTAATGCGTTTGTAGCAGTACCAGTTAAGTTACCATAAATTGTGCCACCGACTCGCAAATCTTGACCAATTCCAACACCACCAGCAACAACTACAGCACCAGTTGTTGTAGATGTTGAATTAGTTGTACCTGCAACTGCAACATTAGTAACAGAAAGAGTGTTAGTTGTTGTGTTGAATGTTAAATCAGCGTCAAATCCTGTTATTCCAGTAGCAAACTGCACAGGTATGTAACCAGCGGAGCCGCCAGACAAGTTTGTAGCAGTTGTGGCAGAACCCACGGATGTTGCACCAGAACTTGTCCAAGTAGGTACTCCACCCTTGGACGTTAAAACAGTATCTTCACCACCAATTGTAACGAAAGAAGTTACACCAGCAGCAGACTGATAAACTACTGCACCTGCACTACCACCTGCTAGGTTAGTTGCAGTATTTGCACTTGTAATAGTGCCCTGAATTGTGTTAGTAGAGGTATTCCATGTTAGGGATGCACTATCGACCAATCTACCGTTTGCACCGACTAGTGCTAATCTGTTTTCAGTTAGGTCACGAGCAGTTACGCCGGCACCGTTGACAACACCACCGACATATGCATCACCACCAATACCAGCGCCGCCGGCAACACGCAATGCACCAGTTGCCGTAGATGTAGCGTTATCTGTTCCAACTAGCTGAACATTTGCAGTCTTAAATGTGCCGTAAGCAGATCCACTATACACACCACCCACTTCGCTGCCGTTTTCGTACCACTCTAAGTACCCAGTGTCGTTAGCAAATCCAAGGAATGCGTTCTTGTCGGCGCCTTTGAAGTAGTGGAAAACTAAACCAATATCCTTACCGTCGTCAGCCGTCCAATTAGTACCAATACCACCAGGAGGAACGTGCATATTGATAAGATTGTCGGTGTAGTACGTATTCGTGGAATAAACGTAAGTAGCAGTTCCAGAGAATGTTACTGCACCACCAAAAGTAGTTGGACCTTCGACGAATAATCCGTCCTTAATGTATGCGCCACCATCTACTGCCAACGCATTGCTTGTCCAAGTACTTGTATCAAAAGAAGACCCAGTTCCTGTAACAATTAAGTTTTTCTCAACATATACACCACCAGCTACTTGTACTGCACCTGCACCAGCAGATGTTGCTGCGGTAGTATCGTTTACATCAAGGATACCGCCTAATGTGGTAGCGCCTGTACCAACTGTCAGTGTATTGCTACCACTAACAACTAATGGAGCATTAAATGTAGCGGTGTTGTTAAATGTAGATGCGCCATCAACAGTTACTGCACCATTCAAGTCAACTGTGCTGTTAAATGTTGCTGCGCCGCCTACTGTAGTAGTACCATTTAGAAATGTATTGCCAGTAAATGTTGCAGTATTGCTAGCACTGATAGCGCCGGAAACTGTAGTTGTTCCACTTAGAGTTGTAACACCGCTTAGTGTAGCTGGAGCAGTAACTGTCAACTGTTCGTCAACTATTAGGGTACCGATAGTAGCGGTACTGAGATCTAATGCACCTTCTAAAGCAAATCCACCGGCTGCTGTGAATGTCCCGTAAACTGTCGTTGGTCCGTAAATCTTAGCGTCTTGACCTACGATTAAATTTTTCGCAATCGCTGCTCCACCGTTTACCTGCAGAGCCTTGGTTTGTCCTGTAGAACTCGTTACTGTTGAGGTTCCTTGGACCTGAATACCAGACCTTGTGATAAAGTCTTTTGTTATAGCTGTTAGTGCCATCTTTTTTCCTTATAGTGTTAGACTGATAGACCAGTCCTTAATACTACAATTTCCTTTATCGTAGCATCGTATGGTGCAAAATATAATTTTACAGTGTTATCTGTGTCGTCATATCCTGCAAAAAACTCGCCCAACGACGGATCTGTACTGGGATATACATTAGCATACTCTGTAGCTGCAACGACACCGGCATTATTTACAATTAATAGTATTTCTGCCACTTGGCATCTATCAGTTATCCCAGTTCCTTCGTCTATTTGCACTAAATATTTAGCAGATCTAAACAAATTTAAGCTGTATGAGTCGATAATTACAGTGGATGTGCTCGCATCCGTAACAACTAAGGTAGAATCCAGGACTGCATCAGCAATTCTTATGCTTTCAGATGTTACTCTACCTTGAACATTCAAATCACCACCAATTCCGGCGCCACCTGCTATTGTAACAGCCCCGGTATCGAAGCTAGTACTAGATGCAGTTGAAGTGACTGTAATGGTATTAAACGTACCTGTATTGGCAACTATAACTGTCTGAAACGTTCCAGTCGTTGCTTGGGACGAGGAATAGCCGGTAATCAACCATGCATACCCGTCCCAGGTATAAATTTTATCTCCCACTTGATGGGTATCACCGATTTGCGGATCTGTTGGAAAACCTAATGTTGACATAATATCTCTTTTATAATTAAACTGTTCCTATTTGAATCCAAAACTTATTTGTACCGTCTTTAATATATTGAAGATACGCATTTGCCGACACCCAAATATCTCCCACTCTCGGATTTACAGGTGGTGTTGCTGAAACGACTACTCTAGGGGTATATAACAAATTATCTTCATCTGGATTGCCGTCTCTTCCGTAAATTCCACTTGCAAAGTATGAATTCTGCTCAACACCAATTCCGCCCGATACTACTAACGATTGATCAGTTGTAGAAGTCGAAGAAGATGTAGTGTTTGTTATTTCAAGCCTAGGAGAAGATAGGGTCTCATTAAGCTGATTATATGTCAATGATGTGTGACTATCTATTTGAGAGTACTCTCCTATTTGTTCAGTTAACCCTATGTAATATAGGCTAGTAGTTGCACTATTGACGAATATTTTGTCTGCATTGGACGCTGTCGGAACATCTCCCCAATAAGGAAGATCGCCGTTTGATAATAATACTTTTCCAGATTCACTGATTGGAAGAAACGCAGTTTCATTTTGTGCTTCTTGATATACAAGGCTACCTCTTTCTCCGCCTTCTAAATCAATTGCAGAATTGCTTACTCCCGTAACTACTGCGTTAATTTCTCCTTCTACGTATAAATCTCCGCCGATCCAAACATCCTTTCCGATTCCGGCACCACCATCAACAACTAGTGCGCCGGAGCCTGTATTTTCAGAATTTGTTGGTGATTCTGCATATATAGTTTGTCCAACATGCAACTGTTTGCCAATTCCGACGCCGCCTTCTACAATAAGAGATCCGCTAGAAGTACTTAATGAATCCAATTCTGAATTTAATGTAATATTCCCAACAGTTTGCCTAACGAATCCTCTGGGACTTTCAATGCTTAAACTTAAACTATCAGGCGATTTAAGCGTGACAGTTCCTAAATATATTGTAGACCCTTCAAGATATAATGAATTGAATTTACTATCTGGGCTTCCTAAGTTTATTGAACCCACTGGCAACAAGTTACCATAAAAATAAGACGAAGTTCCGCTAACACCCGCGTGTAAAGATTCGCCAACTACTAAATTTCGCTCTATACCGCCACCACCACGGACAGTCAGAGCTCCATAAATTTTGTATTTTTCAACAGTTCCAGGAGCAATGAATACATTAAGGGTTGTGCCGTCGATCGGTGAGGTTAGTTGTTCGTCAGAATATAAGCTAAAAGTATCAGCTGTTAACCTATTAATCCAATATCGATTGCCGTTTAATTCACTTGTACCTACGACGTCTTTAATTAAAACCTTATCTCCAGAGTATAAACCGTGATTAGGGAGGGTAATTACCAAGGGGAGAGTGTTAGTTAATGTGCTTATGGTACCAACAAGTTCTGTACTAGATGCAAGTGTACCTAATCCAAATTCAGTATTGGCATTTAGATTAAGGTCTCCTGAACCGTTATAGTAAAACACAGAACCGATGTTAATTTGATTATCGAGACCGTTTACTAAGTTATCACCACCGATGGAAATGTTTCCGTTGCCTCCTTGGAACTCATCTCCGACATTATGGCCAATGAATAAGTTCAGCGATCCAGTAGTTAAATCTCGACCGGCACTATTTCCAATGAACAAGTTATCTTCACCATTAATCAGTTGTTGTCCAGAAGAATTACCAATTGATAAGTTTCCATTTCTTAGTACTGGGACACCTGCTTGACCGCCATCTATATAAGGTGATAGATTTGTCCCATTAACAGGAGTGTTGATCCAGTTATCTAAATATAAATCAAATGTGGACGAGCTGATTACATTTACCCAATATTGATTTTCATTAAGTTCTACAGTGCCTTGGACATCAAAAATTCGTATCTCAGTTCCAGTAGTGAGTCCGTGATCGGCGGCTGTTATTCTAACAGGTGTAGATAAGGTAATATCTTGAATATCTAAAACAATAATATAATCAACAGATCCGATCTTCTTTAATGCACTGTCTCCAATTGCAATAGAATTTCGTAAATTAGTGCCTTCACTTAATGCATATCTACCAATTGCAATATCTTTGTATGATGAATCTAAACCTAGTAGTGCACTATGCCCAATTGCAACTGAATTGTAACCTTCATTAAATTCGTTAGGTAGTTCTACCGCAGTACCTCGAAGGACAACGTTATTAGCTCCTTCCCAACCGGCGCCGACAGTGATTCCGTTTACTACGATATCTTCTTCTATATGCATATTGCCGCCGACACCGATACCGCCCTCAACTACAAGATTTCCACTCATTGTGTTAGTTGACAGGAAAGAAGTGCCTGTAGCAAGTACCTTTATTGTTCCATCAGGTAGCGCACTATACATGGAAGAGCTAGTGAATTCTACAAACCCAAGGCTGGATCTATAACTAGTTCTCAGCAAACTATCGGTAACAATGGTAAAGCCTGTTAGGGTCGTTTCTGAAGGTGGTAACTGTGGTTGCGCCCCTGCTAAGTCAATAAATTCCCCGCTTCCGCCACGGCGTAGAGTCGATCCACTAAGTAATCTTGCCATAATTTCCCCAATTAGTTATTAGCTGTTTCCAAAATACTCAATACAACTTGCAAAGTACCAGAACTTTCTGCATCTGTAGTAACATAAGAGTATATTTTATCCAGACTTTCAATAATTAGCTTACCACTTAGCACACTTGCAGCATCGCCTGCAGGAATTGCAAAATCTTTCACTAATAAACTATTTACGCCTGCTTTTTGCTCACCGTTTCCTTGTGCGTCAGGCAGTACTGGCTTAGTTCTATGATGCGCAAAACTTACGGTTTGAGTAACAGTGCTAATATTTGCAATCTGAGCCATTAGAATAATAGAAGTTACACCAATTGGCGCAGTATAAATTGTTGCTGTTGTATTAGTACTCAATACCGCAGTTTTTGTTACAAATTTGTTTAATGGAATTAATGCCATAAAATTTTCCTTTTACCTTTTACTGGTTATGTAATTGCTAGGATGAACGGAGTCATATTAGCGTATAGTGATCTCGTGAATGTTCTTCCGCTCAATACACCAGTTGCCTGACTAATTACTAGCCCTGGGCCAATACGGAAGTCACCGTTTTGGTCAGTACTTGTAAAGAATACTTTTCCTCCATCGAGTTGAACAGTTTCTTGTTCTTGTTTTGGATCTGCTACTCCCCTTTGTGGTAGTGCTCCGTAGTTTGTACCTGCACCGACATATTCAAACACGTATCCTGATGCACTCATGTAACTTCTTTGATAGAAATTAACAGTTGCATTGTGTGGGAACAGTTCAGTTCTTGTTACGTTCTCGCCCAACGAAATCTTATAATAAGTTCCAGGCCTGTTCCAATAGGCTAAGCCACAAAGTACTGAGTTATATCTTCCGCCTGTTTGAATGTCATAAATTAATCTTTGAAGGATTGTTTTTACATCACGAATGCATTGTGCAGAATCGTATGAGAATGTACCCACATACTCATCATTGATGAAGGTAATCATATCATCAATCAATAAAGTTTGACTATCGTTTAGTAAGCCTATTGTATTTTGTAGCTCTGAATCAATCCAAGAAATGTCAGGGTACTCAACTACAGGTAGTGAACTACCAGTAACTGCATCTTCTACTATTTGTAGTAATACATCTACAGTATCTGCCTCAGTTGCCGTTGCAGGTGATAACCCCGTGTTCTGAGTCAATGCATTTCCAGTAGAAGGCGTAATTGCAATTGCTTGAACAATATCTTGAGCAATAATCGACAATCTATCTAAGGCAGCAGCAGTTTGATCAGTTTCTCCAGAAATTACAGATCCGCTACCTGAACTATAAGCCCTTGCAGAAATCAATGTTGCAGAATTTCCGCCATATAGCACATCATAGCAAATGCTATCAATGATATAACCAACATCCCTTGCACATAAATCAGAGTTATACGAGAATCCGTTGAATATACCGTTACCTGTGTTAATTTGCTCGTTAATCCATGCAATTATCTCAGCCTTCATAAAGGCTTTGTTTGCAACTAATAGATTTTTAGCTTTGACTCTTGGGTCAGTTGCTGCTAAGTTTCCAGGTGTCGGAAGCACTAGTTCATCAGCAGCAGAATCACCTTCACTCAAAACATTAATTGTCTCATAGAATGAAGCGTCACTTCTTGTAACTGCAACAGGGTTTCCTGACATCAAGGCCGCTGCTTTATCTTGTAAGAAATTAATTGCACCAACTGTTTGATTTATCTGATCATTTATTACTTTAGATGCAGTGCCTCTTCTGTAAGAAACGCCAGAGTAAATTCCGTTCCAGTTTGTACCTAGTGCAATATCGTAGTAGACACCTTCAAGAATATATCCTGCATCTCTTCTGCAGAGAGTTTCATCATAAACAAATTGTGTTGAGAAATTAGCTTGAACAAATTCGTTTACTTTGCTTGCTAGATAATCCTTATTAGCTTCAATTAGGGCAATTGCTGCACCTCCACCTTGGACCTCTGGTCCTTCAGTAGTTCTTAAGGACGGCTTGATAACATTTTCAGCAGCTTTCAAGTCAGGAGCATTAACAATGTCAACGATTTCGCCAAATCTCAAATCAATAAACGATTGTGCATCACCTCCGCCCTTGACTAACGGTAACTTAACTTGCTGCGGATCAGCGTTATTAATTACTGCAATAGTCAATGTGTTTAGATATTGTAAGGCAGCTACGTGAGCTGGAACTTGACTAATATCTGCACCCGTTGCCTCAGTGGATAGGATATTAACACCTATTGGAATTTCTTTTGCGTTATCGGTGTATTTAGGATTATCAATTACTTCGCTGCTCAATACAGTATAGTACGCATTTCCACAGAAATATAAGTCAAAGAAGTTAGGATTTTCTGGATCTCCGCCGCCACCTGTCAGTGCTTTACTCAACCTAATACTATTAAATTCTATGTCAGTGACTATAGTTCCGGTAGCAACATACCATACACCGTAGTTAGGATTTGGTGGTGCTTGTTCAATCGAAACAATATTTCCTGCATTATCAACCGGATTTCCGTCTACATCATGTAAGTAAGGGAAGTTGTCAAATTGACTTCCGAATCTATCACGTGCATATAGTGTATTACCGACAGCAATACCATCTGTATCAATACCCTTTAAGGTAATAGTACCAGTAGTTAATGTTGAAGTTGTCGGTGTTGCATTAGCAAATCCGAACATTCTGTTATTTGGATCATCTTGAATACTATACTCGTTTTGGTATCCATCTGGAGGGATGACTTCCATAACTAAGGAAATATGTGGTCTATCATCAGGATCCGGCATGTACACTGCTATTTCTGCATTGTTCGGCCAGAAACCAAATGGATAGTACTGATCTAAGTAGTCACTTCCTGGTAAGTTAGGACTTTCTGGATAAGCCCTAAATGCAGGATTGTAAATCTGTCCTGAGAATTTACGTTTTCCACGACCTTTTGCTTGTAAACAAATATCACCGAAGTTGGCGTTACTGTTAACGATAGATGCAATACCACCGTTATCAACTTGAACGCCAACACTTGCAAAAATAGTAAACACAGAAACTAGCTGTGCGTACCCGTCATTAGTAACTCTAACACCACGGCCACCTTGTGTTAATTGGGTAAACGCATCGTAAACAAACGATTGAATTGGCGATCTTGAACTAATAACTGCACCGTCAACTAAGCTACCGCCCATAGATCCAATAGGATCTGTCTTGCGTTGATTCCAAGTGCTAGCATTTCCAGTATACTCTAAACTCAACTCTTCAACTTCTTTGTCACCTAACGGATATGTTAGAGTTTCACCGAAGTATAGAGTTGCATTTGTACCGAATCCTACTGTAGATGTATTCAATCCTACCAAATACGAACCGTTGGTTTGTGTTGTAACTGAAACAACTATAGGTGGATTTAATACGTCCGCCCCATTAATTCCAGTTAACGGGAACAGGCCACCTCCCATATATCTAGGTGGAGCATATTGCGGACCACCGTTAATAATTCGAGTTACAATATCGAATCCTCTACGGACTGACTGCTTAGGCATGTAATCACCGCCGTATTGGAAGAATGGTATGATCTTTTGTTTAGTTATAGTTTGTGGTTGAGGTGTTACAGGCTGGTTACCGATAATTTGTAGAGACAGATCTCTAGCATAATTGATCGCCATAGTTGTAGTAGTCTCTTGACCATCTACATGACTAACTCCGTAATTCCAATAAGCCAATCCTGCTTCAATAGACTTATAGTTGCCTCCGATTAATACATCTTGGCTAACTGCGTCGACAATCAGACCAATATCTCTATAGCAAAGCGATTCATCATAATTGAAACTGTTGGGGTTATACGTTTGATCAATGTACGCAATCACTTCTTCAATTAAGAAGTTCTTATTAGCATACAATAAGTCAAACGCAGTCATTACTGTTCCAGTAGTAGATGCAGTAAATGCAATCGATACTGAAGGAGCAGCAACTGATGGACCATTGGCAATAATATTAGTAATGGTATTGATTGCAGCAGTTATTAAGTTAGCCTCTTCAATAGTTGCGGTAGTTAGACCAATTACTTGATCTACTTTTCTCTGCTTAGGTTCAACTGGTTGTCCTTGAACAACTTTAGCAGCAATGGATGCCAAATAGTCAAATGCCGCAGTTGTTTGAATTTCTTGATTTCGAATCGCAATAGTCGATGTGCTAAAACCGTAGTAATATAGGCCAGCCTGAACAGCTTGTCTATTTCCACCGTGTAACAAGTCAAAGGACACTGCATCAACAAGGTATCCAATATCTCGCCTACAGGTATCTGCATCGTATGCGAATTGATCAGTTGTGGCATCGACAAATGCAGTAACTTCATGTGCCATATATTCTTTATTGGCTTGTAGTAGATTTACGGCATTTCTAATGTTTAGTAGATCAATTTCTTTTCCGTTAGGAATGATTCTATCAGTCCATCCCTTATTGTTACCGTTAACGATTTCAATAATATTATCAAAATTCTTAGCAATGCTTTCAGCATCAATAGCTGTTGCAGGTTCTAAGCTAGTAACCTGGGTAAATGTATTTTGATATCTTAAAACTAAATCGTCTTCAGGTGTGATATTTTGAACAATCTTTACAGAAAGATCTCGCAAATAAGTAATAGCACTCACTGTAGGTGCTAGCTGATTTGCAATATTACCAACGTATTCTTCTTGATTCCAGTACTGTAATCCTGCAAAGGTACTTTGACTATACTCAGGCGTAGGATATAACATATCAAAGGCAACTGAGTCAATTATTAATCCAGTATCTCGACGGCACTTACGTTCACTATAAGGGAAATCCTGCACTAAGTTATTGATATAGTTGATAGTGTCCTCTTGAATGAACTGCCTATTGGCTTGCATCAATACTTCTGCACTTACGTAAGCAGCATCAGCATTTGTTCCAGTGTAAGGATTCATTGCAGCAGGGCTGTTTGGACCATTTTCGATGATCGAAGTAATCTTATTGAATAAGTCACCTATTGTTCTACTAGCTATGCCACCAGTAGTCAACACAGTATTTCTAACTTGCGATGTGGGACCGTTAGGTGCAACAACTTCAGGAACGGGTAAAATGTTAGTCCAAGTATTGTTTACAATAATTGATTGGACCATTTGATTCAAGTAGTCAATTGCTGCAATAGTCTGCGGTGCTTGCCCAGGAATTCTACTTTCAACTCCGTCAAAGTATGCTAGACCAGACTGAACAGATTTTTCGTCCCCACCAAACGCAGCATCATATGCCACATTCTCAACTAGAATTCCAACATCGCGATAACAGAATTCTTTAGAATATTCAAAGTTAGAGAATATAGTAGAGTCATTCAAGTATGCAATGACTTCTGCTTTAATAAATTCACGGTTAGCTTCTAAGAGTTTATATGCGTTATAGATATTGGATGATTCACTCTGTGTCAAATTGATAGGAATTCTTGCATCAACAGCAGACGGTCCGTTTCTAATAATATTGGTTATTACATCAATCTTAGAATTTAATATTGCAATCTCATTATCAGTTGCAAAAGGTAAGTCAACTACTTGGGGAACTTCTGTTTGTCCAGGAGATGGGATAAGTTCTGCCTTGACAATACTTGGCAACAGAGACTTAATAAACGCATATGCCGCAGCAGTTTGCGGAATTTCGTTTTCAATTTCAGTTACATTTCCATTATATCCAAAGTAGTAAACACCAGCCTTAAAACTTTGTTTGTTACTTGCTCTATCAGATGCAGGGTGTAGTAAGTCAAATGCAACACTGTCAATAATATACCCGACGTCTCTCGAACACTTGTCTTCATCATACATGAAAGTGTATAAGGTGTTGACGTAGCTGATGACTTCTTGAGTAATAAAGTTTCTATTAGCTTTCAATATTCTAGCTGCTGCAACGTTATACTGATTTGCGGATCTATTCAAACTAATAGGTTTCGGAGAATCAGCTACACCAGGTCCGTTAGTGATAATATTGATGATAATATCAATTAATTTATTTGCACTATCAACTTCGATAGGTGTTCCAGATTCACCAAGAACTTGTGGTACACTCGATTGATACAACTCGTTTGAAGGGATTGCAATACTACGAATAACTTTTGCAATAATTTTCTTTATTAGATTATATGCTGCAACTGTCTGAGGAACTTCGCCAGGAATGGCACTATCTCCTGCGTCATATCCGTAGTAGTAGACACCGCTTTGGACAGCTTGCTTATTACCACCGTATAGTAGGTCAAATGATACACTGTCTACCATATATCCTACATCTCTGGAGCAAAGGTTTTTGTCGTATTCAAATCCAGGTGTCTTAGTGGTTTCTACAAAAGCAATTGCTTCTGCTTGTAAGTAAGTTTTATTTGCCTGTAATAGTCTATATGCTTTTTCAATATTAGCGTTACTAATTGGATCAATACCGTTAGGAACAATGATATCAGTAACTCCATCAGTCCCGTTAGCTAAAATATTAAGAATTACATTGAAATCAGTCTCAATTAATGTAGCTTCTGCTAGAGTAGCAGTACTGTAATTAGTTAACTGACTAACCGCAGTTTGATAGCGTGTGCCCGATGTATCACCTACTACTACTTTCTTTGCAAGATCTCTAATGTAGGAAATTGCAGATGTAGTAGTTGTAATTTCATCAGCTATTCCACTAACGAATCCAGTTTGGTTCCAATATTGCACACCAGCAAACGTACTTTGAGATGTTCCTTCAAAAAGTAAATCTTGTGCAATTGCATCAATAATTAATCCAGTATCACGACTGCATTTGACTGAATCATAAACAAAAGGAGTTAATGTTGAATTAATATAGTCAATCGTTTGAGAAGCAATCGCCTCCTTAGCGTCTATTAATGCATTAAACGCATTAACTACTGAAACCGCAGTCGTTGCAGTTCCGTTAGAAATGATGCTGTTGGTAATCCACTCTGAAAACTCTCCAGTCGACAGAGTATTGGTATTAGTATTCAAAATTTGTAGAATGTCGTCAAATCTACTACCTACTATGTTTGCTTCGTCTATTAATGATAAGTTAGTTAAAATATCTTGAGCCTTAGTCTTTACAAATCCAATGGCATCGACTGTTGGTCCAAATTGATCACCGATAGCATCGACGTAACCAGTTTGTCTCCAGTACTGCAATCCTGCAAAGATACTTTCACTATTGCTGTTTTGTAGCATGTCGAGCATAATCGAGTCGACAATCAATCCAGTGTCCCTTGCACACTTTTCTTCATCGTACACAAATGAACCGCTACTAAATGCCGAATCGACATATGCAACTACTTGTTCTTGCATGAACTGCTTGTTAGCAAGCATTAGCGTTCTTGCATCAAAGAAACCTGGATTCTGCTGACCAACATTGACTACATCGCCTTGTTTAATGGTACCAATTGACGCATCAACAACAATTGTTGAAGTATTGGCAGGCCAAGTACCAATTCCGACTGCGGACGGTACTTGAACAGTTTGGTTAGGGACAAACATTGTTCCATCTTTGAGCCAAGGTCCAGACAAGTTTGTACAGTTTTGGATATAAGGAGAATGATATAGATCAATTCTTTCTTCACCTTCTAGTGGAGGGAATGCTGTACAGTATGCACCACGATTATATTCAGGATCATATTCACCTTCTAATAAACCCGATCTACCATTTAAGAATTGCATGAATGCCAAATAGCATCCAGAATTCAAGTGGAATAAATCTTGAGTCTTATTGATGGGTTCAATACTAGTTGTACGAATATCAGCACCCATAATAGATGTATACGGCTTTAGCTGAATTGGGTTGTCTTCTAAGTAATGTCCAGCTGCTACTCGAATTTGTGTACCTGGCTGATAGTATGGGCTCTTAATAGCTCCAGAAATCGTACGGCAGGCCCTGCTAGGATCCATTGCACGGCCATCATTAGTATCGTTACCGTCCATAGTAACGTACAATGTATTTGTAACAACAGGTGCAGTACCGATGGGGTTCTGTCCTCGTACTCTGATATCGCCAATGACCTCAGTAACTTTAGCTGCTGGGGCAATTTGAACAGTTCCAGTTGTAGATCGAATAACTCTAGTAAAGATCTCGTGAATGTATGCTTCGGCCCAGTGGGTGCTACTGGAACCAATACTTCCAGTCAAATGTTCTTCTGGTAGAACATCCCCGCCAACAACAACATTTTTTGCAATACCTGCGCCGCCTGCAACAACTAATGCACCAGTTTCTACGCTATCAGATTCATCAGTTTCTGCAACAAAGACTCTATCACTAGTAAGTTTACCTTTTGCAGGATTATATTTTAGTCCTTCGGCAATGCCTTCTTGGTCAATGTAAATTAAACTATCTAAAAACTCAGGCTGCTCACTTTTATTAATGAACGTAAGATTAAATTCTTGATCAATATTTGTAGCTGTGAACTCTACGAATGTAGTAGTGTTTGAGTAGTCGATTCTACCGTAGATGTATCCGCCGACGTTCAGATCCTTTTGAATACCAACGCCGCCTTCTATGTAGAGAGCACCTTTTTTACGTTGTTCGTTCGCTAATCTAATGCCTTCTTCACCACCACCGAATACATTTGCTCCGTATACATCAGTCGGATCATAAGGGCGACCTTTTTGATCTGCTGGTAGAGTGCCCGGTGGATCAATATCAACCCTGGGGTTCCAAACGTTGTTAGTACTTGTAACGATTGTTTTCGTAGATGTGCTTACACCTGTATTAAATACGATATCCCCAGCGACAGCTTTTATTGTATAAGTGCCCTGGACATTTATTACATTATTCTTTGTTACCATTTAATAGATCCTCAGATGTATTTATTTGTTTAATAAACTCTCATTTCAACTACATCAATCATTGCACTGCTCCTATGCGGCCATCTTGGATGACTCTGGAACCTCATAGCAATGCCAAAGTCAGGGCGCTGTATATCTGAGAGCGTCAATTCTGTTCCCCACAAATTGCTGTCACTACCGTATATTTTTATAGGATCTAACTCCAAAGTAGCTTGATTTTCACCAATCATATCGTTTCCCAAACATAATTGAATTGTTTCGTCAGTAATTCGTCCAAATCTATTCATCGTTATCTTGAGCTCAATTCCACTTATTACTTCAGGTAGTGTATGAAAGACAAACCCCGTTGCTTCTAAGTAATAAGTTTTCTCCAATATATCGTGTCTAGGGTCCCTTGCAATGTGAATTAAGTCCCTAGCAGTGCGTATTGATCGTCCGTCAAGTGTTTTAAGTGGGCTAAAATTATCTACATTAAGCCAAGCTACATGATGATCCTCGGCTCCAACCTCGGCGTATTGTCTAATTGTTGTAGGTAAGCTCCAATTTGCAGTCATACCGTATTTAGCTGAATAAAAAAATAGGGAGCAATGCTCCCTATTTTTGAATTGAAAATTTTCAATTAGCTGTTTGCAATAGTAACGATTCCGGTACTTGCAGACCCTATTGTCCAGCCAGCCACTGAATTGTTAGCAAATTCAAAGCTGCCGCTTACATCCTTTTGTACAAGGACTGCTCTGCGAGCTGTTAGTTTGCGTACGAAATATGTGCTACCGTTAACATCAGTTGCAATCATATTCATCTGTCCCTCTTCTAGTACAGATTCTGGAACTAATTTGCATTGTCCTTGGCCGTCAGCACTTTTGACCAAATATCTCTTACTTGCTTCTTGCTTCACAATATCTGCTGCTTTTGCAGTTCCGCCTGCTACTCGAGCAGTGACAGCAAGTGCATTACCACCAGTACCAGTAGTCAATGTTGCAGTAAATGTTGTTCCACCTTGTGTGGTTACAGCAGGAGCAGATGCATATCCAGATCCAGCAGTAGTAACTTCAACACTCTTAACACGGAATGTTAAGTTAAAATCTGCGCCAGCACCGGTACCACCAGTTACGCTATAACGACTTACATCTGCTGGAAGGGTCGTATAGTCACCACGAGTAGTAATGGAAACTGTGCTAATAGGTCCAACGCCGTTTGTATCTGGATCAACAATCGCAGTAACTGTTAAAGTAGCTCTTGTTACAGCAGCGTCACCTGGCTCAGTTAATGTTAGTACATCACCGACTCCATATCCGTCACCAGCTAGGAAGTTGACAACTGTACTAACTTCCATATGTGCGCGAGCAACTGCTTGTACACCTTCTGGTAATTGAGGTGCTGCAATAACGATAGGAGTTACGGCAGTTTTTCCAGAATTTGTACCGCCTACTGCAATACTAGCAACTCCTTCTCCACCAATAGGCGGCTTAGATAAATTTCCAAAAAATTTCTTTTTAATAGGACGTCCCATTTGTTTTTCTCCTTAAATTTCAATGACAGTTCTATTGCCTACGCGGTTGGTTCCGCATAAACACTCTATTAAGAGCGAACGTATTATTTATTTTATATCAGCAATAAGCCCGCATATGCGGGCTTATTATTTCTCCAATTAAGGTTTGATTACTTGAAGCTTACGTTAGCAGAAGTAATACGAACCTTACCTAGGTAGTCAGCAGCGTTACCTAAGCTAGATGCTGTGTTTGTTAACTCAACATAGCCGTAACGTGTCATGAAGCCAACTACTGGCTCGAATGTTGCTGGGTCTAGAACAACACCAGAGCTCATTAGAGGAATATATGGGCAGTAGAATGCAGCAGCATCTGCCTCGCTTGTTCCCTTGTAACCAACTAGGATCTGGTTGTCGTCGTCGGTATCGCTCTTGTATGCGTCAACATAAACACGCATAGCACCATTTAGAGTACCAACAAACTTGGTGTTTGTGGGTGCTTCGAAAGTGCCTTCTGTAGTACGTGCAAATGCGCTAGTTGTAGCAGACTGAAGGATTGTTAGAGCCTGGTTGCTGACAACTGCCCAGTTTGCGCTACCACGACGTGTACGCTGAGCAATCAAGTTGCTTACACGGTTGATTTGAATTGCTAGAGCAGCATGTTCGTCACCAACGAATGTAGCTGTACCAGAAACTAGAGCCTGGTCATATGTTTCTTCAACTTGAGCTAATCTACGTAGAGATGTTAGAATCTCTTGATCGATTTCAGCAGTAATTTCTTGTGCTAGAGCAGCCATGATTTCTGCTTCGATATCAATACCTTGCTGTGCTTGAGCATCTTGAGCGGCTTCAAATGTCCAGCGAGCTGATAGCTTGCGGCTCTTAGCTTCGACTGGTGCCTTCAAGATTTGAATGCTCATACGCTTACCTGGTGTACCTTCTAGAGCGCTGGTTGCAGCAGCCTTAGGAGTTGCGTCAACGCCATTACCAGAATAAGCAGCAGCAATCTTGAATGGGCTTAGAGCTTCTTCACCTGCGATAATTCCAGCGTTTGCGTCAGCGTCAGCATAACGAACACGTAGAGTATGAATTTGACCAACTGGACCGGTCATTGGCTGAACACCAATGATTTCGTTCGCAATAACTGTTGGCATAACACGACGAATTACTGGCAGAATAACACGGTTTAGTGTTGCAACGTTACCTGCGCTGGTTGCGCCTGCTGTTGCAGCTTCTGCTAGATACTTGCGTGTGTTTTCTAAACAAACACTCATGCTTGCTTTACGGTTACCGGATAGGCCTTCAAGCAGAGCATCTTTGGTCTCTGACCATCTTTCATTTAATAGTTGTGACATTTCCTATTGTCTCCTTGAATTATTTTAGACCCGCCAACTTACGGATGTCTAATATATTATCTAAGCCTACCTCTGGCTTGCTTTCTTTATCACCGGTGACTTCGGTGCTTTCTTTCAAAACTGTTTTCACAGATTTTTTCTTCTCGCCTTCAATAACTGCGGGTAGGTATTTGTCGTATGCATCACGTAACCTAGGAGTTTTTACACTCTCAAGTAACGATTGCATAACTTCTCTTTTATCAGCGCCCAAAGGTGCTAACAATTCAGCCATAACAGCCTTACGCTCCATTAAATCTTTAGCAACACGAATTTCGCGGTCTTTGGATTCAACGATTGTAGATTTTTCTGCAACAGCCTGTTTTGCTTCAGATAACTCATATTCTTTTTGTTGAATTATCTTTAACAATTTACTTGTTTCGGATTTTTCATTTAGATAAGAACTAGAATATTCTTGTGCAAATGCTTCGAATAAACGACGTCCAAAATTGTTTTCTCTTGCACTATCGATGTCTTCTTTCAACTGATTAATTTCAGCTGTAAGATTTTTTGCTACTACATTTTCAACAACTTTAGCACTACGTTCAATGAACTTCTTTTTAACTTGTTCAAATTGTGCCTTAGCTTCACGTACTAGTTTGACTTTAGTCTCTGCTAGATCACGCTTGTCAATGGCAAATTCTTTGATCTCTTTAGATAGAGCATGAACAACAAACTGCTCTAATTTATGGAAATTTTCTGTGACTTTGTTACGATCACGTTGGAATTCCACGAGTTCTTTTCCTAGCTGATTTAAAATAAAGGATTCTAATTTTTTAGAATCTTCATTCATCTTACGTTGATAAGCTACTTTAGCTTCCGCTAAAGCTTTTTTATCTTCTGCAAGTTCAGCCATTTCTGCGGCCAATCTCTCGCTCAACATCTTGTCGATTGCTTCAACCATTACACTTCTATCATGAGTGTACTTTTGAGCAAATTCTTCTCGAAGTTCAGCGGTGACTTGGTCGCGATTCTCCTGAATCTTTTTAGTGAAGGCAGATTCTATCTCAGATTTTACTTCTTCCGACATCATCCCGCTCTCTACTAATTTTTTGAATGCGTCCAACATCACGTTCTCCTATACGGTTATTTCAAACCGTTAATAATGTTAAGCATCGCCTCGCGGAGATACTTTTGCTTCTTAGGATCTTCTCTGGTTTCTAGTGCTGTTCTATACGATGCCAAACCACCTCGTGTATTCATCAAATGTTCATACACTGGTGTAGGATACGCACCAGGAGCACTAGGTTGAGCTACTATATCTACTGTTATGATTTCAAACTCAGAAACTTCACCAGACATATCGTTAACGTTTCCGCTACCTCTACTACTGACACCAAGTTTCACACCGCTTTCAAGCATAGTACGAATTAAGTTGCCCATCGGTGTAGGAAGGATTTTCATCTTTCCATAACCATTAGGACCTTCCATCCACATTTGAGTAATCATATGGGACACACGGTCTAAATTAACTTTAAGATCATCTGGGTGGTCAACTTCACCTAAAACACTGTAACCATTTTGTATTTGATCATTTAAAGTTTTAACAGCAATCTCTATCTCTTTAACAGGATAAACTCGTTGGTTAGCATTGCGTATGCCACCCTGAATTGCTATCCCTTTGAGATAAAGATTTTTACCGTCTTTGTCATCAGACTCAAGCACTGCTTGAGCCTGATCAAAACTTAAATGTTCTCTTAGATATTGCATTAGCTTCTCTAATTAATTACCAGATACTACTGACTTAACATTGCGCTCACCTTGTTTTTCGCTCTTAGCGCCGGTGCCTGCCATATTACCAGTAGGGTTATTTTGATGTGTGCTAGCTACTTTGTCTAAAGTTTTTGTACCACTTTTTACACCGTTGACATTAAGTGTTCCACTTTTTGTGAATTCACCTTTAGCTTTTGGAGTAGTACCACCTTTTTCTTCGCCACCTTGTGCAATATTAGATGCACGGGCATCAGAACTTGGACGACCTTTTGCAGAACTTACTGGGCCTGCTTTACCGTCACCTTCTTCTGCTTTGCCTTTTTTCTCGGCACCGTGACCATCACTGACTTTTTCAGAATATTCACGTAGTCGACGACCTTCTGCAATTCCCATCATTAGACTTTCGTCTTCTTGGTCATCGTCTTCGGTATCATCTTCTTCATCATCAAATTCCATGTCAGCAGCAGCGTCATCTGCAGGCATATCGCCTTCCATGTCACCGTCTACTTTGGCTAATAGGTCTTGGAATTCAGCATGTAATTGAGATACTACGTCAAGGATTTGTTTCTCACCTTGGCTAACATCTCCACCTGCATCTCCCATGTCCATTGCATCTGGATCTTCTATATCTTTTACAAGTTTGTCGCCTGAATCTCCACCAATTTCTAATGTGGTTTCATCATCGTCCATGGCATATGATTCGTCTTGCTCCTCATCGTCCATGTCTTCTTCTACAGACTCATCTTGTTCTTCGTCATCGTAAGAACCTTCTTCTACAGATTCGTCTTGTTCTTCAGAGTCTTCTTCTACAGACTCATCTTGTTCTTCTGCTTCTTCAGCAATCATTTGTTCATAAATTTCTCTTGATTTCTCAACAACAATTTCATGGAATAACTCGTTCGCCTTATCCATTTCCTCGTTGACAAGATAATCTAAAAGTTTTTCAAACTTTTCTGACATTGCGGGTCTCCTTAATTAGCTTGGCAAGGCTGTCGAGTATATTTACAGCCAAGATGATATACTTATGTGAAATAGGCCAAAAACGGTTCGTTTTAGGCAAGTAGACGCAGAGATTTACTCTGGATTTGACAGTTTTAGTGCAAAAATATTTATTTTTTAGAAAGACAAGTTAAAATATGAGATTATTCTGTAGGTTCAGCAGGAGTAGCATACATCATTCTTACTAATTCTAAGTCAGCTTTTGATTCTTGTTCTCGTGCATCACCTGCTTTTCTAAGCTCATTTAACATTTTTAGAGTCAAACGACTCTTTCTAAGATCTGCGCTTTTTAAAACGCTAGTATCTCTATCAGAATCGTAACGATCGTTATTTCTAAGATCGTGTTTGTCTTTGTCAAAATAAATGAATTCTTGCAGTAGCATGTAGATATTTATCTTATTGCGGAGGCACTTCTGGAGCAGGTGCAGGAGCCTGTCCTTCTAGATCACCTTCTAAATCGTCTTCAGGTTGTGTTGACGATTCTAATCCTTCAATATCTCCAGTTATTCCGCCAGCAGTAATACCTGCACTGCGTAATTCGGCTTGAGAGCTAAGATTAGTACCTTGATCTAGATTTTCTTCTCGCCACATTTTTTCGTTTTCTGCAATTTCTTCAGTGGTCATGCCTAGGAAACGCTTCATTGCAAAACGTTTGCTCATAAAAGGTATTTCTACTAAACCTGTAAATGTAGCTACTCGAGCAGTGTCCATTTCTGCTTGACGATAGGCAGCAAAGTTCTGCGGTGGATTAAATTTAATATCAAATAAATTACGGTCAACATTGATACCTTTTGTACTTAGATACATTTTAAATTCTGTATCAAAAGGATCGTTTATTAAACTTTGTAGTCGCTCACAGTATTTGTTGAATCGTAATTCTTGAATGTAGGCTGTTCCAACTCGACCATCATTGAAGTTAGATCCTCCGTCGTCGGGACCAGTAGGTAGATAACTGCTAGGAATCCGTAAAGCCCTAAACAACTTATTAGTAAAATAGCGTAAGTCATCGATTTCTCCCAAATTAGTTCCGCCAGGTAAGATTTCTACCTTAGAACCTCGGCCTTCTGCTGTCTGTGGGAAAAAGTAATCTTCGTTGATGCTTAAAGGATTGTAAGCAGCATCTATAACGCTTTGGCTACCTCCAGCTGAGCTAGGTATTCTGCGTTGATTTACTTCATTTTTTACACGTTCAACAAAGCTCATGGCAATATGACTAGGCATATTACCCACATCTATATAAAATACACGACGTTCTGGTGCTCGTTGAACTCTGTATATAATAATTGCATCTTCAAGTAATTCTTTTTGCTTGTATACTTTAAAGATAGTTTCCATTAGGCTATTACCAAACGGAAAATTGTTATCTAAACCTTCACTTAGACTTATGTGTATTACATGTTCTGCTTCTATAGCATGTTGGTGCTGACTTACATTAAACCTACTACCAGCACCTTGCGGATATGCGCCTACCATACCTCTTTGCTGTGCCCCGCCGGTAACATACGCTGTACCACCAGGAACTACATTTTGATTAGTTGGGTTAATTTGTGTTACACTTAAATTTGTAAAATTAGGATTTATATCTCGAACATGATATTGTTCTGGTTTTTTACCTTCAGATTCATTAACAATAATTTTATCTACTTTAGCAGGATCAACATAAAACCATTTTTGAGTTTCAGGATCGCGAATAAAAAAGCTATCACCGTACTTGAAACAATTTCTTACAATTTTAAAAATTCTAGTTCTAAAATTATTAATCTTACACCATTGCTGTAAGTATTTTTTAATAATAGTAATTTCTGTAGTAGTAGCCTGATCTTTAAAAAATACTTGAAATGGCGTACCGTTTTCTTCGTTAATTTGAGTGCAAAATTCTGCTAAAATATCAAATGCGGCGTTAACTTCGCTGTCAGTATCCATAGCATCGTACTGACTATATCTTTCTAATCTATTAGGATGTCCAGAATAAAGATCTGGTAGATAGCTGCTGTAATTACTGCGTGTAGGGCTAGCATTAGAGGACGAACTTCCAACTGGACTTAGTTGACCACTATTGCTAACAGGAGTAAAATATTTTTTCCAACTCACTTTGTTTTTCCTTATTATGCAAATGCATCACCGCTTAGGGCTTTGGTTGCATCCACATTACGTTTTGTATATTCAGCTACCTGTTTCATTGTATGTAACATTTGACTGTTTACACTATTTAATTGTTCTACAAGACCTTTAAGATTATTTGCCGCTGAGCCGTCCATTAAACTTGATAATTGGCTAGGAGTCATTACAGATTCCTGGCCATGTAAAGTAACATTAGTTCCGTTACCAAAATCTTCAAATAGCTTACCAGTTACACCGTAACTGCCAAATGCTCGCCCACTAAGTGCTTTTGTTTCAGCCTCTATTCTAGAGTTTGCACCCCTATTAGCAAACATATCTAATCCTAGAAAACTACCAATGTTTTCTATTCCTCTAGCTAGTCCAGATTCTGCTTTTTCATACCATTTCATTTTATCCCAATTTGCCTGATCCTGTCTTAATGCTGCCTCATCGGGTCCTGCCTTTAATTTGGTCCAAGTTCCTGCTACAATTTCTGTAACGCCATCTACTATATCTTTGATAATTTTTTGTCTGCCTTCGGGTGTAAAAAGATTTTCTGCAAAGTTTACAAGTTTATTTGCTATTCCGTGTAATTCATCGACAATTCTACTCATTATCGGCATCAGTTTTCCGCTTAATAAAGAAAGTATTTGAGACATTTTAGCATTAAACTCTTTCATGTTTGCTTCCATTGATAATGCATTTGCCAAATCGGCATTTCTGGTCGCCGCGGCCGCATCGGCGGCAGCTTTCTCAGCTTGCAACTGTCTCTCTCGTTCTTCTAAATTTTCAGCACCTGCATTTTTTAGTGCTGTAAAATTTTTAGCTAACGGTCCAATACTTTCGGCAACAGCTTCTCCTTGTAAGGCCAATGCCTGCATTGGTTTAGCGATTCTAGGATATGCTTCTGCGGCAGCAGTCTGTAATTCTGCTACTCGCCTAATAGTTTGAGACTTAAATTGCTCAACAGAAACACTAGTGTTCATTGCTGCATCTGTTTGATTTCTTAGCTTCTCTGCTAGTTCACCACCTAATGCTGTTAATAATTTTCCTTGTTGTCCTTGCACAGCAATTCCCATAGCCTGTGCTTTAACTATTTCTGCTCCTCCTTTACCGGCAACTTGCATTGCTTCGTTAACTTGACTTTGTAGTTTTTTTGCTTCGTCGGGATTTAATGTAGCTAAAAATGCTTGGAAGTTAGATTCTTGCATAGCTTCTTCTAACTCTTTTTGTTGCGCTTCTCTAGATTTTCCTGTAATTCTTGCTAAAAGATCTAATTCTTTACCATACGCTACGGCGGCCTCAGCTACACCTTTGTAATCAGTTTGTTGTTGTCTATTTAGGCCGCCAACTGTTCTAGCATAGCTTGTTGTTAGTTTGTTTAAGTCTTCATAACTAAAACCTAAATTTTTTAATTGTTCACCAAACCCCCCAGTACGTGTTATTTCTAGGTTAATATTCTTTAAATTCTTAGCACCTTGGTTAGCACTTGTACCAATAAATTGCAAAGTATCTGCACTTTGTTTTAAGTTTTGTACAAAAAATTCTAATGAAACTTTTGAGTTTAATGCTGTTTCTCTTAAATTATTTAGGCCAGTACCAAAATTAATACCAGATTGTGTTAATGATCTAAATTGTTCTAAATTTTCTGTTTGTATCTTTGCTAAGGACGCAAATAACTGGGCCACTATACCTATAATAGGAAGGTCTTTAAATGCAAGGAATACATCTTCCAATTTAGCATTACCTGTTGCCGCACTAGCGCCAAAACTTGCTAAGTTACTAGCAGTTTTAGCAATTCCGCCAGCTAAGTCAGCCAATGCACTGCCAACTACTACTCCAGCAGAACCAAGTTTACCGGTTTTTTTCGATGTTAGTTCGGCTTGATCACCTAATGACTTTAATCTGTTTTCTTGGTCGGCAATCAGTTTAGGATCAACACCTGATTTTTTAGCTAATGCTGATATAAAAGACGTTTGAGCTCTGCCTTGGTTCCTAGACTCCTTGAGCAATTGCTCAAGAATTTGTTCCGTTGCAGCAGTATCGATTCCGGCCATTGTATTTTTTCCTGGTTATCTATGTATATAAATATGTTGAGAGATTAATCTAAACTTATTTATCGGAACTAAAAATATGGATTCTACAGCCGGCAAGAAAATAAATCCGTTGATCAGCTTGATGCGTCAACCAAAAATTTACATAAGATTACCTAGCAATGGAAAGTATTGGAGCGAAGGCAGTCTTAACACGACTACAAACGGAGAATATCCAGTATATTCAATGACTGCCAGGGACGAACTTATGTTAAAGACACCCGATGCATTGCTAAACGGACAAGCGGTTGTAGATGTAATACAGAGTTGTATGCCTAATGTTAATGACGCTTGGGCCATACCAAATATAGATTTAGATGTTATTTTAGTTGCTATAAGATTAGCCACTTTTGGCGAAAACATGGATACAACTGTAAGTAGTGTAGGTGCAGAAGAGATGACTTACACAGTTAATCTTAGAGAAATATTAGATAGATTACAAAATCAAATATCTTGGGAAGAACGTTTAGAAATTGGCAAGGAAATGGTATTGTACATTAGACCTATAAACTATAGTATAGCTAGTAAAACAAGTATACAAAGTTTTGAAACTCAAAAAATATTAAGTTTAGTAAATAATTCTCAACTTACAGAAGAAGAAAAGATAGAAACATTTAGAGAAAGTTTTAAAAAACTCACTGATATAACGGTTGATGTTATTAACAGCAGTGTTTTCAGAATTGAAAGCATAGCCGGAACCACAGAAGATCCAGATCATATCAAAGAATTTTTAGAAAATTCAGATGCTCATATATTTGAAAACATTAAACGTCACTTAGAAGTTATGAGAGAAAAGAATGGTTTGAAACCAATTAAAGTACAGGCCAGTCAAGAAATGATCGATAAAGGTGCGCCAGAAGAATTTGAAATTCCTTTAACGTTTGACCCTGCAAATTTTTTCGGGTAAGGCTTTTATCTCTTAGTATTGAAGAAATACTCCAGCTTTCAGAAAAACTAGAAAAAGAAATAAAAGCCGTAAAAGAAGAATTAGTTAGAATGTGCTGGTTTATGCGAGGCGGTATGACTTTAGAAGAAGCCTATAATACAGACTATCAAGATAGAGAAATTATAGCAAAATTAATAGAAAGTAATCTAGAACTTACTAAACAAAGCAAACTACCGTTTTTTTAAAGAGACTTGTTTAAAAATCTGCTGTAAAAAACACTTTCTTTAGCTGGTGTAGGCGGCGGCGCAGAAGGTGCCGTTGTAGCAGAAGCACTACCTGCTAGTTTAGCAAACAATTTTTTGTGTTCATCTGTAATAGAGCCGCCGGCTTTTAAAAATTCATCCCAAGATTTTTCTAATTCTTGAGGATTAGCAAACACATTACTTACAGGAACTTCTGGTTTTGGTTCTGCAGATCGACTAAATTGAGTTAAATCAACTGTAGGAGGAGGTAGTATACCGGCCTGCGCTTGTCTAATCTTACTGTAATTTTTTTGTACAACAGCTTTAATGATGTCATTGATAGCAACCGCATTAAGTTGAGCATCTTCTTTAACTACCTTACCAGATCTTTTTGCAGATCTACTAGCTCTTTTACGAACAGCATTAGGTGTTTGGCTGACTACACCAGGTACTTTACCGCCAGTTCTTTTTGGAGGTGGTGGAGATTCAGGTTCTGCAGGTGCTCCACCACCTAGCTGATTTACCATAGAACCAAAAGCATTTGCTCCTGGAGATGGTTTTTTAGGTTGATTAGGATTATCGGGACTGGCTTTATGCTGTAATCCTGTAGGAGTATTAGTAACGGTACCACCAGTAGACGATGTAGAAGGACCAGCAGTCTTTTCTGGTTCCAATGTTGGTTCTATTTTTTGATCAAGATAAGGTTCAACTCTTTGTTTAGTAGCTTGTTCAGGTTCAGATTGATCCATATCAATAGAACTTACATCTAAACCTTGATTTTGTAAGAAAGATAACAGGTTTTGCATAGTAGGTTCTGCACCGCCACCAACCTGTTTCATAAATTCTTTGCGTAAATTATCAACAATTTTATTGCTGTGAGCCATTCCAGCACGTTTATCTCTACTAGATTTAAATCCTGTAACTGCACCTCTAACTCCGCCCGCAATTTTCTTAGCAATGCCTAATTCATCTATTTGAGATTCCGTTAAGATATCGTTTAACTTCATTTTATTATCCCGAAAATGTTTTATATATTTATGGTGAGCTAACGCTCACCTGCTTCTACGCTTCGCTTGAAGCAGTTTTTAGATGCGAAGCATTAATTATCATCTAGATTAAGTGGTCACTCTTTGCCCAGGGCGGGCAAAGGTATGCATCATCTGAGTAGCATAGTCACATAGTGTTAGAACTATTAGGGCGTAGGCGGTTGTCCGGTACCTACTCGTTCTGGCTTTATTACAACGGCGGCTTGTATAACAAACACTATCTTATTATACAAACGTGCAGAATCACTTCTGCGTCTTTTTGCTTCTTCTATTTCAAACAACCAAATCACAGCAGTTAAGTGATCGTCATCCTTTCGGGTAGTGGTTGAGTTCTCACTACGGCGGTGAGCATTCCGTCCCTGCGACTCGAAGTCCAGGTTTAGGGCGCATGAAATTAGCCTGCGCTAGCCGTTAACCGCTTAATTTGCCTTTGATATGTGTGCCATGTACACGGACTTGTATATGTCCGTTATAGTATTCGTCTGATTCTAAAACTTTGCGTGTAAATTGTTCTCGTGCTTCAACGTATGAACATTCTGCCTTGGATTTACAAAAATATAATATTTGTCTGTGAAATTTTTCTGCGCCTAATTGTGCTACATCTTTATTGAGTTGTTCATTTGAGCCGTAATAAGTTTGCCAGTCTGAGTCTATTTTTGATTTAATTCGTTTCTTTTTCTTAGTGCCGTTTTTTAATTTTACCGTTTTGTAGCTTACTTTTGAAAATTTGCTTAATTTTTTGCCAATATATTTTTTTCCAGTGATTTGATTTACAATTATGTAAACAAAGCCAATACAATCTTCAGGAAGTTCAGTTACTTCTTTTCCTTGATATGTCCACATTATTTTATATTCTTTTTAATAGAGGACCTACCCGGTTCCCAACCATTTCCTGGACATTCTCTACTTTTTATAGAGACTCCATCTTTACTCCACCATTTATTTCCAATAGTTGCTTGTGTTCTTTTTAGAACATATTCTGGAGATTGTTTCCTACCAGACATTGCTACTGATTGTTTTAATTTCTGTTCTTCGGAGATTAATTTGCCTTTGTTACCATTGCCGATCTTTTGTTTATGTTCTTCAGACTTCGGTTTACCTTTGTTACCCCTGGCGTTTTTGTTTCCTAACATAGTATTAGAAGATACTCCTTCGCCTCCGTCTGTCTTGTTTCTCAAAATTCCGGTACCTAAATCTTTTCTACCATACCATCTAATCATTCTTCGTTCTAAAGCAAACGCTCCGAGTTCTGAAAGATTTGTTTCTAACATTACTATTCTATTATTAGATGGTACTTTAACTTTATGATCTTTGGATTTGTGTCTATTATCGTGTCCTTTACCTATATAGTAAGGAGATCCGTCTACCCTGAGGTAAGCGTAGACATAGTATTGTAAATACATTGCTGATAGTTCCTATAAACTGTTAGAGCCAGTGGATGCGTCAACATCGCGACTGGCACTTCTATTTATACGATTACCAACAAATCCAAGACATCGGTCATTTAGCAGTCTTAGCTTCCTTACGTGCTGTTTTTTCCGCAGTAATTTCGTTACGTCGAAGCTTTACAGCTTTGCTGATCTCTGCTAATGCTTTGCGAGCACGAGTACCTGCCGCAGAATTTCCGCTAGAAAATTTTGCATCCTCTTTTAAAAATTCTTCAAATAGTTTTTGTAGTTGTACTGTTGTTGTTTCCATTTTTTCTTCCTTTTGGTCTTCCTGTTTTCTTTGGGTGCAGTTTTCTATAGGCTGCTTCTTGTTTTCTTTTTTCTACATCTGCTTTTTTTGCTGCCTTGGCTTCTTGATAAACTGATCTGCATATTCTATAAAGCTCTCGGCTATCGCCTATAATTTTTCTACTAGCATTTCGTACTTCGAGTCCGTATTCATAGTTCCTAGGAGCCCTCATGAATCTAAGATGTGCGTTATGTAACTCGATCATATTAGATACGACACGCCCATAAAGATCTTTAAATTCGTCCATTTTAGACATTTATCAAACTGCCTCGATGATATCTACATCGTTTGAGTAGCTAGTAAAACCGTTTTCTTTTACAACCTTTAAAACGTTGTTAACCCTGCCAACTAATTCATCTTTATGAGATATTAAGTATATATTCTTATTTCTTTCCCTGGCCATTTTTTTCAAAACAGCTAGCCCAGCTTCAACGCCTGCCGAATCCATGCCTGCATCTATGAGTTCGTCAATGAATAATAAATTGATATTTTGATATAGACTTTCCCAAACATCTCTAAAGGCAAAACTCAGTGATAAAATTAATCTGTTTCTTTCGCCTCTGCTTAGATTATCAAAATCTAAATCTTGTCCTAACTGCGTAATTTCAACGGTAAGGTCGTTAAGGAATAATACCTTATGCGGTAATCCTAGCTTGTCAATATAATACCCTAGTCTCTTATTGAGATAAGTTAGATTTTGATCAATAATTTTCTTTCTAATGAAGCTGTCTTTGTTGGTTAACAGTTTTAACAAAAATTCTTGATGATCTTTGAGCTTAGTTAAATTGTTTACTGAAGACCAATCAATTTCTTGAATAGCTGTTTTCTTTAATTCTTCAATTTGCTCTTGATAAGGATTTTGTTCCTGAGATTTTTCTATCAGTGCCTTTTCTAAATTAGACAAATTATTTTTATGCCCTAATGCTTCTGCTTCTGTTTCATAAAAAACAATAGGTTTTTTGGGTTGTTTAATAATAGCTTCAATTTCATTAACAACTAATCCATAATCGTATGTTACTTTACTGGCATATTCGCCGGCCTCTGTTAAATTCTTTTCAGCCTCTCGAATCATTTCATCGTGGTCGTGATCTTGTAGACCTTGTTTGCAGGTAGGACAGTTTTTATTTTTTAATATGTCGTAGTCTTCGGAGTATTTTTTTACACTCTTAGAGGCCTGCATCACCGCAGTTTCTAAAGTAGCCTGTTGTTTTCTAAGCTGAGTTAGTTTGCGATCATTTTCTAACCATAGTTGTAATGCTTGGTGTGCAGATATTTCTGCTTCTATATCTACAGATTCTAAGTTTACAATTGCTCGACCTAATGATTCTAATTCTTGATCGTGTTTGTTTTGCCAAGCAGAGCTTTTTAATTCAAGACTATTAATACTCTTTTGAACATTATCGTTGGCAGTTTTTATACTATCTATTTTAAAAGACTCTGCCTGTATAAGATCTTTGGTGTTTTTAATTTCTATTTTTAATTTTTCTGATTTTTCGCTGAGTATAGTAATACCTAAGAGTTGTTCAATGACTTCTCTTTGGTCTGCTGCCTTCATGCTTAGGAAAGGGTCTGTGTAGGTATTCAGCGCAACAAGGTGCCTAAACATTGTAGGACTCATTTCTAGCAATTGATCTATAAATTTTTGAGTTTCTCTACTATCGCCTTGACTTTCGTCATCCTCATTAGAGGATTTTTGTTCGCTGTCGTCTACAAACAACTTCATCACATTAGGCTTACGACCACGTTCTATTCTATAAAGTGTAGAATTTTTTTCAAACTCTACAGTAACTAACATATTTTTTCCGTTAGTTTTGTTTATTAAATTTTCTTTTTTGATGTTTGTTAATGCAGTTCCGTACAATCCGTAACATAGTGCATTAACAATAGTGGTTTTTCCAGTACCGTTTCTACTGCCACTGTCGTCTCCGCCGAGGTCTAAGTTTTCGCCTAGAACTAAGGTTAAAAGTTCTTTGTCAAAATCGACTGCCTGAGTCTGATTCCCCACAGATAAAAAGTTTTTGACGCTGAGAGATTTAATTTTTATCATAGGTTGTTATAAATTTCTAATAATACTTTTGAATTAATAGTTTCGGATTCTACATTTAAAAGCTGTTCAGTTACTATTTGATCTACACTTTCAAATGCAGTGTCAGGGCTGTCATCAGTGCCAGATTCAATATTATTCTTTTCTTGAATAAGGCTAATTTCTCTTATATCGTGTTCTTTGATATAAGTTTCTTTAATAAAATTAGCTTCTTCGTAGGTTATATCGATGTCTAAATTAACTCTAAGGTACATTTTATTTTTCATAATCTTATCTTTTTCGTCGATAAGTTTACTTAGAGTTAGTGTTCTAAACTTAGGAGCATCCGGCCACGATATAAATTCTGGCTTCTTACCCCATTCTAACAACATCATGCCTCGATCATCGTCCCATGTGTCTGCAAAGTTATGGGGAAATGCATTACCTATGTACCAAACTTTTCCTTGATTTTGGCGTTTATGAAAATGCCCACTGAAAACATATTCAGGGTGCGTAAAATCGCTGCCTTTTAATTCTCCATGATCTGGCATTTGTACCATAGCGTTCATATAAAACAATGGTAATTCGAAATGTCCAAAGATATACTTGGCTTTTAACTCCTTAACTTTTTTCCACTCGTCACCTACTAGCCAAGGTACTAACACTACGTCGCCTATAGTAGTTACTTGTTCGACTACTGTTACACCGGGAATATGGCGTCCAAAGATAGAACTATGTATATCTCGCTTGTCTTTGTAGAATAGATCGTGATTTCCGGGAAACCAAAAAAACTGTTTAAAGGCCGCACCTAATTTTTCCAAGCATCGGATGCTGGTATCTAATGTAATTAGATTGATGCTATTTCTATTATGGTGCCAATCGCCGAGAAAGATACAAGTCTCGGCTCCTTGTTGTTTGGCAGTTTCTATGAACCAATCTACAAAATCTTCGCAATCTTGGTTATGTGTTTGACTATTAGATTTTAAACCAAAATGAATATCAGTAAAACACGCAACTTTCTTGAATAATGACATTAAAAGACTCTCCTACTGTTAGTATAGTATTTTTTTAACAGCAAAGTCAAGCCTCTTCCTCTTCATCTTCAATTGTAGTTTCTTCACTTTTTGGCATACGCATATTTTTATACATTTCTGCTTGTCTAGCAGTTTCTTCAGCAAATTCTTGGGAAGTCTGTCTAGTCAAACTTGGAGTTAATCCGGACATTTCTAACAAGTCGTCTCTGATGTTTTGATTTTTCTTTTCTAGATTTAATATGCGAGTAAATGAATTTGTCACAGCCGCAGTATAATATGCAAAAGGATTTTCTGATTTTGATTCGTCAAACTGCAAACCAATTTGGCTCAACTGTAAAATAGCCTGTCCTCGCATTTCTTCAATGTAGGTATAACCTCGCCAGTTGCTTCTTTGAGCATATCTTTCTGATAGTTTAATAAACATACGTCCAAGATTTTCTGTAATCCTGCCGTGGTCTTTGCTAAAATGTCCTGTGTCTAAACTGCCCTTCCAGTGACTTTTACCTACGCAGATCAACTCGTCGTTTTCGTTAAATTTCCAATGTTGAAACGGAGGAAAATTTACTTTATCATGACTGTCTGCTGTAGTTTTGGTGGTCTTTTTTCTGCCAGGAGCCAATGGAATATGATCAAAGGTCATTATTCTAATTACTATATCTGACTTTTGAATTTTTTTATAATCCTGTGTTACATCTGTAAGTTTGATTTTTTTATCTCCTTGCGCTCTTGCTATCATAAAGGCCTCTAGACCTAATCGTTTAGCTCGATTTCTTTTAGCTTCTGCTACAGTCCTTATGTTTATTTTATCTAAATTAGTTAAGATAATGTCATGTTGACTGTATTCAGGACTGGTAAAACTACTATATGTACACTTGCTTTTATGTATTTCTGCTAGTAAATCTCTATTGTTAAGATACTTTACTTTCCGCCCAGTTGGGGATGTTATTGTTGTCATTATAACGGATACTCCTTTGTACTGAGTATAACTATTGTAATAAATTTTGTCAACCATAGTTAACTGAGCACATTATTTATTGGGTAAATAGTGGATAAAGGACTGATCATGAGCGACGAAATCGACGGTAGAAAAATATCAACATACTCTGGAGATCTTAAAGCATTAGGAAATTCATTTCTAAAAGCAACAGGTCTTGGTCCAGTTGTTGACGGATTAAAACAACTTAGATTAGGCAGGGTTAAACCTACTGCTCAGTTACCTACACCAAATTTTGATATTAAGTTTGAAGGCCAAACTGATTTTAGAGCTAAGATAATTGTCCCTTTTGAATATTTTAGGAATGGAAATTATCCATTTACATGGGGCAAGAAACTTGAACTTGTTGATAATAAAGGTATTATTTTCCCCTATACGCCAACTATTACCCAAGACTACTCGGCAAGTTATAATTCTTATACGCCAACACATTCAAATTATTCTCTAAATTTTTATAAAAGCTCTACTCCCGGTCCTATCACTGTAGCAGGAAAATTTACAGTACAATCTGACAAAGATGCTTTTGTATGGTTGGCAACTACACACTTGTTAAGATCTTTAATGAAGATGAAATTTGGTCAAGATTCTAATGCAGGGGTTCCTCCTCCTGTTTGTAGATTTAGTGCATTAGGGGATATGCAATATAGAAACGTGCCTGTGGTTATTCAAAATTATCGTGTTGAGTTGCCCGATAGTGTAGACTATTATGCAACTAAAGCATTAGATGATGGAGAAGGAACTATCATAACCGGGGGAGGAAATATGGTACCGGTGTTGAGTACTATAACAGTGACTTTGTTGCCTATGTACAGCAGAGAAGAATTATTGAATGCAAAACAAGTAGATGATTACATCGGTGCTTCTCCTAACCTAAGACAAAAAGGTTATCTATAATGGCATATTCTAACACTAGTCCCTATTTTGCTACCAAGCTTCAAAACAATTATTTAGGGGTAATGACTTTTAGAAACATACCTGCTTTAGACAGTGATGTTGAATATGAGATTCTTCCTCAATATGAAAACAGACCTGATCTATTAGCCTATGATCTTTATGGTGATGTTAATCTATGGTGGGTTTTTTCAGTTAGGAATAAAGATATAATAAAAGATCCTATATATGATATGTATCCTGGACAGAAAATAAAATTACCTACTCTCGAAACATTAAAAGCGATTCTAGGATTCTAATATGGCCGATAGTCCAGAAGTAAACAGAAGATCAGGAACTAACTCTCAAAATTCTTCGGATGCTAGTCCTAATAGATCAACTAAATCAAAAATTCCAAACGCCGAATATGCCGGCGAGCGTAATATTCTACATAAGTTTAGAAGTTTTAACTATTTGTTTACACTGGCTTCTGTTAAGAACAATGCATTATCTAATCCCGAATCTTTAAGGAATAGCGCAGACTATTTTGTTATAGCTCGTTCTTACGGAAAAAGTGGTATTATTAATTCGGGGGGTGTTACTGATCCGGCCGCCAAGGACTTGATTGAAGGTTTTAACGCTAAAAGTCCTGGCCGATTTAATCTTTATATTAATGACGTTGACATAGAAACAGTCATGGGATTTAGTAATAAAACTAATCTTTCCATGGCTACAAAAATTAATTTTGAAATTTTTGAACCTCTAAGTATTAATGGTTTTATGGAAGCATTACAGGTAGCATGTGTGGCAGCAGGACATACCCAGTTTACAAATGCACCTTTATTGTTGAAGATGGAATTTATCGGATATACCACAGACGAAAGCGGCCAGGATGCAATTACTAGATTAGGAAAAGAAGCTACAAGATATTTTGTTTTTAATATAACCAAAGTTGATGTAGAAATGACCGAGAATGGAACAAAATATCGTTGCCAAGGTGTACCAACAAATGAATTAGGTCAAGGTGATCATAATAATTTGAAACATTCCGTTCAAATGGAAGGCGGAAATGTTAAAGAAGTTTTACAGTCGTTAATGGCGTCAATTAACAATAGTAATGCCAAGGCCAATCAAAAAGATGCAGATAACGATAAAATATTTGATCAATACGAAATCGTTTTTCCTAGTCGAGATACCAATGGAACATACAATTATACAACGGAAAATACCAAACTAAGTCTAGCTAAAATTCATAGTCTTTATCAATCTCCTGGAATATTTGCTTTCCCAGATCATGCAGTCTATGCCGAAGATTTTAGGAAAAAAACAGACCTAGCTAATTCGGGTAAAAAAATTAATCCGGAAACCGGCCAAGAGTATACCCCAGTTGATCCAACACCGCCTGATGCTAATAAATTTTACAAATACGAAGCTAATCAAACTGTAGTTCAATTTCCTGCCAAAGCAAAAATTACCGATATCATATCTAGTGTAGTAAGAGATAGTGAATATGGAAAAAAAATTGTTAGAGAATTGCCCGACCAAACGATTAAAAATCAAATGGTTGAGTATATTCATGTATATTTAGAAGTTGTACCTTTAAATCAGTATAGTAAAAAATTACAGCGCCCTGTTTTCAAATATAGGTATGTTTGTTTACCTTATAATATGCATTATACTAGAATACCGCTATTTCAAGATTCAAATATTAATAGAAACGAATTAGAAAATTTGTACGTAAGAAGAAAATATGATTATCTTTATACAGGTAAAAATGTAGATATAAGAAATTTTAAACTTACCTTTAATAGTTTATTTTATCAAGCGTATCCTCAAGGGATGCAAAAAATATTTTCAGATCCTGATGCTAGAACTAAACCTCCTCCAAGCGGTCAAGCAATTACAGATAAAGATACAAAACCTATTATAGTTAGTACTTTAGGTCAATCACCTGCAGGTGCTGATCCTCGATTTGCAGATATTGTTAAAACAGGCGGAAATGCTGGTGTTAGATCTTATGATGAATTTGATAAACTTGTAACATCTATGCATCAGGCTATCTTAGATAATTTAGATCAAGTTTCATGCGAATTAGAAATATTAGGTGATCCTTATTTTTTAGTAACTGGCGGCATAGGAAATTATATACCAGAAATGGGAGATAAAAGGGGTATAACAAATACAGGAGAAGCTCCGTATTTTTCTGAAGACATTATAGTTGTTATAGAATTTAGAAGCCCAGAAGACATTGATAGCAGAACCGGATACGTTAAATTTAATTCAAATAAATCACCATTTAGTGGTTGTTTTAGAGTTATTAATGTTATAAGCAAATTTAATGACGGAATGTTCAGTCAACGATTGAAATTAATACGAATCCCTGGACAATTAGCTAATACTGCTAGCGGTAACGAAGTAAGGAGTACAGATACTAATTCTAAACCGTTTGCCGCTCTTAGATCGTACACAGAACAAGATACAGGTACAGCATAATGTCAGTAATAAAAAGAACACCATTTAAATTACCAAGTCCGGGCCCTTATATAGCAATTGTTCAAAGTCATTTGGATCCTACCTATATGGGGGGTGTTGAAGCCATATTAGTTCAAGGTGCTGGTATAGCTAATAAACCGCCTTATGATAAAAGTCAAACAGTAGTCTTACATTATCTAAGCCCTTTTTACGGAGTAACATCTAGTGAATTCCAAGGAAAAGATCCGACTGAATTTAACGATGTACAAAAAAGTTACGGAATGTGGATGATTCCGCCGGATATCGGAACTAGGGTAATGTGTATATTCATCGATGGAGACACCAATCAAGGGTATTGGATAGGGTGTGTACAAGATCGGTGGCAAAATCACATGGTCCCAGGCATTGCGGCAAGTACAGATGTGGCATGGAAACCTGGAGAGCAAGCAAAATACGGAGTATCTTTTCTTCCAGTAGCAGAATTTTTAAAAACAGATGAATCAGAAAGACAACCTCAAAAATTACATAGCAGTCCAAAACCTGTGCATCCCTTTGCTGATGTATTAGCTAAACAAGGGTTATTAGCAGATACAATTAGAGGCCCTTCTTCAAGCAGTGCTCGACGAGAAGTTCCGAGCGCAGTATTTGGAATTAGTACGCCAGGACAAGTCCAGTTAACAGGAAGAAAAGCTATAGTAGGTTATAAAAATAAAAATACCTTTGAAGTTCCTATCAGTAGAAAGGGCGGCCATACCTTTGTAATGGACGACGGTGATGTTAACGGAAATAATAATCTTGTAAGAATTAGGTCTAGCGCAGGACATCAAATTCTTTTACATGATACTCAAAATTTAATTTATATTGGAAATGCCGACGGTACCTCATGGATAGAAATGACAGCCCAGGGTAAAATAGATATATTTGCCCAAGACAGCGTAAGCATACATACCGAAGCAGATTTTAATTTTAGAGCAGATAGAGATATAAATCTCGAAGCAGTCAGAAACATTAATGTAAAAGCTGGAAATAATTTTACACTTAATGCAGGTAATGATTTTAATTTACGTGCCGGTGTTACGGGAAAAATATTTGTAGATGGTGCATTAGAATCTTATGCTAAAACAGATTTAAAACTTACAGCAGGAAACATACATCAATATAGTTTAGGTAAAATTAATTTGTTATCTACCAAAGGCGGAACTAATGTCATGGTCTATGATGGCGAATATAAAGTGACAGCGTCGACAATACACCATAACGGACCTAAAGCAGAAGATGCTGATTATGCCGCTGAGGCTATACAAAATACAACCAAGCTTACAGATTATGCTATACCTGCTACGTCGAGTGATGCTAACTGGTCTAATCGATATTCTTCGGGAGAAGCCGTATCTTTCTTACAACGTGTTCCTATGCACGAGCCGTGGAGCCAACATGAAAATTTAGATCCAACAAAATATACTGCTACTAATACTGATAGTTCTGCTTCAAGGGTTCCGTCAAGTAGCGGATCTGGAACTGGATCTACTTCTGGCTCCGGGGTCAATGAGCCAGTGCCCGGAACAAATCCAAACACTCCTCCTGATTGGACCAAGGATACCGGGTTTTTAAACAGAGTAAAAGCATTAGCTACTAAATTTAATGCAGATTATTTGGACTTTTTAACTGTTATGCTATTAGAAACTGCCAGTACCATGAGTCCATCGATCCGTAATCCAAGGGGTTCGGCTACAGGACTTATTCAGTTTATTGAAAGTACTGCCAAAGGTCTAGGAACAACTACCAGGCAATTAGCTACCATGACTAGAGAACAGCAAATGCATTATGTTGAAGAGTATTTTAATAGACAATATAATCAATTAATAAAAGATCCGAGCCTAAACAACATATACATGGCAGTGTTTTCCCCAGCAACAGTCGGTAAACCAGATAACAGTCCTCTTTATACCAGGTCTCAGGGAAGAAATTATAGTGACAATATTGAATATGATCGTAACGGAGATGGTGTAATTACTAAAGCAGAAGCTTGTTCTGCTTTGCCCACCTTTAAAAAGAAGGTGAAAAAAGCTCTAGGTATTAGTTAATAAATATCATTATGGCCTATAAAAACATTGTTATAAAACCTCCTAAAATACCTAATACGGATAGTGTAAAACAAGCTCAGTTTTACAAAGGATTTAGCACGGTTCTTAATGTTAAAAATACCAAAGTCTACGATAAAGAATTGGTAAAACAAGATCTCATTAACTATTTTAATACAAAAAAGGGTGAACGGGTTATGAATCCAGAATTTGGAACTATAATCTGGAACTGCATTTTTGATCCATTAACGGATGATCTTAAAGAAGAAATAAAAAGCGATATAGAACGTATTTTAACCAGTGACCCTCGATTAGCTCCGATGTCTGTAAACATTATAGAAAGAGATTACGGTCTCCTTTTGGAAATTACAGTCATGCATGTAGAGACAAATCAGACAGAAAATCTAGCACTGGCCTTTGACAGAAGCATTGGTTTAGTTGTTCAATAATATACCTATATTATAAAACAAATAAATACGGTATCTTAAGATAAAAACTATGATACCATCAACAACAAATAAACTATTGGTAACGGAAGATTGGAAAAAAATTTACCAATCTTATAAAAATGCAGACTTCAAAAGTTACGACTTTGAAACTCTGCGTCGTACCATGATCACTTACCTTAGAGAAAACTATCCTGAGGATTTTAATGATTATATTGATAGCAGTGAGTACATTGCACTGATTGATCTAATAGCTTATCTAGGACAAAATTTAAGCTTCCGTATTGATTTAAATGCTAGAGAAAATTTTCTAGAAACAGCAGAACGTAGAGAAAGCATATTAAGATTAGCAAAATTAATCAATTATAATGCTAAACGTAATGTTCCAGCCAGTGGACTTTTAAAAATTAATTCTGTTTTAACTACAGATAATGTCATTGACAGCAATAATATTAACTTATCGAACACAGTTGTAAGTTGGAACGATTCTACAAATCCAAATTGGTATCAACAGTTTATAGCTATATTAAACGGTGCTATGATTGATATCTGTTCTTTTGGTAAACCAACTGCTAAAGGAGTTATAGAAGGCATAAGAACAGAACAATATAAGCTCAATACAAATAATACAGGTGTTCCTTTATATTCTTTCAACAAATCAATAAACGGAATTAATTTAACTTTCGAAATAGTTTCTACAGACTTTGATACATCGTTAAAAGAACAATCTCCTAAACCAGGAAATGCTTTTAGTTTAGTTTATCGAAACGACAATCAAGGAAACAATAGTTCTAATACTGGGTTCTTTGTTCATTTTAAACAAGGAACATTGTCTGTGGCAGATTTTACTGTTGATAATCCTGTTCCTAATGAAGTAATAGGAATTGATGCACCTAATATTAATGACACAGATGTTTGGTTATGGCAGTTAGAAGCCGATGGTACATATCCTAACGAACCTTGGTCTAAAGTTGCAGCGACTTCTGGCAATAATATTATCTATAATAGTTTAACCGGTCAACGAAATATCTATGCTGTTGTTACTCGAGATCAAGATCAAATAGATTTAAATTTTGCCGACGGCAGTTTTGGTAACTTACCAAAAGGGTCGTTTAAATTATTTTATAGACAAAGCAATGCTACTTCTTATAATATTACTCCGTCTCAAATGAGTAATATTAGTTTTGATATCACCTATGTAAACAAAACAGGACAAACACATACATTAACAATTCTTGCAGGATTAAATTATCCAGTAACAAACGCATCTGGTGCTGAATCAGATGCAGACATAAAATTAAAAGCTCCTCAAGTTTATTATTCTCAGAATAGAATGATCACAGGCGAGGATTATAATATACTACCATTAACAGCAGGTACAGATATTCTAAAAGTAAAAACTGTTAATTGAGTTAGCAGTGGAATTTCTAGATACTACGAATTATCTGATGTAAGCGGAAAATATAGTAATGTAAATGTTTTTGCCACTGACGGAATAATCTATAAAGAAACTAATCAATATTCTTTTGAGTATGAGCTAGGAACAAAAAATGAAATTAGAACTGCTATTAGAACAAATTTAAAAAACATAGTTACTTCTAAGGAATTTAGGTCTTTTTATTATGATAGATTTACAAGACCTAGTTTTGAGGGTTATAACATTAAATGGATCCAAGGTACTAAAACTACAAATCAATCCACTGGTTATTTTGAAATCGATGAACTTGGCATTAATCAATATATGCCAGTTCCAGTTGGAGAATACTCGAGCAACAATTTAAAATACGCAACAGAAGGGGCATTAATAAAATTTAAAGCCCCATTGAGAGCAGACCCGACAATTATAAACAACACTTCTACTCAACAAACATATTTTTTACCAAACGGTAAATTAACTTTTAAAGCAGATAATAGTACCAGCGAGTACAGATGGAGCAAAGTTGTTAACATTGTATTAGACGGTTATAATGAAGGTAAGGGTTTATTATCTTCTGGATTAGGACCTGTTACTATTACTGGATCTATCCCGTCAGACGCTGTTCCCGGAGAAGTTATTCCTAAGTTTGTTTCTGTTATTTCCGAAGCATTAGAAACTGAAATTATAAACCTATCTTTGACCAAGGGTAATTTTGGTCTTGGATTAGATCAAGGAAAAACTGAATGGTATATTATTACAGATTCCAATATTGATCTTAGATCTGATTTTAGTTTATTAAATGCAAAAGATAGTACTAACTCTAATAAAGATTCTAGCTGGATGATAGCATTTGAATGGACTGGAAAAAAATATAATGTCAAATATAGGGTGGTAGATTATCTCTTTGAAAGCGAAAAAGAAACAGCCTTTTATGTAGATACCAGTAAAATAAATTATGATTATATAAACGATTCAGTTATCAAAGATAAAATAACTGTGTTAGGAATTAATTCTGATGCTACAGCTACTACAGCTTTAAGATTTGACCAAGAATGGCAAATTGATGATACAGTTTTAGAATCAGACGGTTATCAAAATCCTAAAAAAGTGAAAGTCAGTTTCTATGACCGAGACGACGACGGGCTTATTGATAATCCTGACAGCTTTAATTTAATTGTTAATCCTAATTCTATTAATGTTCAAACAGGATTTAAAGATAAATTTGTAGTGTTTAAGAAATCAACCGACGGCCTAAGATATAGTTTAATTGATTCAACAGGTTTTTATTTCTATCCTAAAGAGTCCGATGTTCCTGCTAGCTTAAAAGAAGACGGCCAATTCTTTTATTTTTACGATCCTTCTGTAAATGTAGTTAAAACATGGTCAAGCTCTATAGGAGATTTTGATCTACAAACTGATTATTTTGCTAGACCTGGAAGATCAAATTTGAAATTTGCCTATGATCATAAGGCCATAGAAACAAGAAGAATAGATCCTAGCAAAACAAATTTAATGGATATATATCTGTTAACTAAGAGCTACGATACTGATTTTAGAAATTGGCTAATATCTGATGAAGGTCTAGAACCTTTGGCGCCTACAAGCCAGTCTTTAGAAATGTTGTACGGATCTACACTTACTCCAATTAAGGCTATAAGTGATGAATTAGTATTTCATCCTGTAAGTTATAAAATTTTATTTGGAAATAGAGCTTCTCCTGCACTCCAAGCAACATTTAAGGCGGTAAGAAATAGCTCAAGACCTACCAGCGACAATGATTTAAAAGCAAGAATTTTAGATGCCATAAGTAATTTTTTTGCTATAGAAAATTGGGAATTCGGCCAATCTTTTTATTTTACAGAATTATCAACCTACGTTATGAATATTATGAGTCCTGATATTACAAACTTTGTTATTGTACCAAAACAAAATTCTAATTTTGGAAGTTTATTTGAGATCAAATGTCAAGGGAACGAGGTATTCATATCTAGTGCCAGTGCAACAGATATAGAAATTATAGATTCGTTAACAGCAACAGAAATTAAATCTATTGGTAATATTGTAACAACATCTGGAGGTCAGCAGTAATGGTTTCTAACTATAAAGGTCGAAATTCAACTGACCTATTGCCAGCATTTTTCAAAACTGAAAAGAATAGAAAATTTTTAACCAGTACTATTGATCAGTTAATCAATCCCCCGTCTTTAAATAGAATTGATGCGTTTGTAGGCAGCAAAAATACTCCAAATTATAAATCAACTGATTTATATATACAGGAATCAAATCCTTTAAGACAACAATATCAACTAGAACCTTCTTTAATTGTTAAAAAACAAACTCAAGAAGTAAAGAAAACTCTTGCCTTTGATGATTTAATAAATCAAATCAGTGCATTTGGGGGAACAGTTTCAGATCTTAATAGATTATTCCAACCTCATTATTATTCTTACGATCCTAAAATTGATTGGGATAAGTTTATTAATTTTAGAGAGTATTACTGGTTACCAACCGGACCTTCTACTATTACAATTACTGGGGACCAATCCGCTCCAATTTCTACAATTTCTGTTACAGACGCCGATGACAAGATACAGTTTTTATTTGGCGGCCTTACTCCTACTGACAAATTAGTTTTGTATAGGGGTTATACTTATATTTTTGAAGTTGATTCAATTCATAATTTTTACATAAAATATACTAACCAAGTTGGACCAGCTGATCAATATACTAACAACCTTACTAATAATGGAATTAAGAAAGGTCAAATTATATTCACAGTAGATTGGACTACTCCTACTAGATTGTTTTATACTTCTAACGATGAACAATTATCTACAGGTGAGATTATTATAAAAGAACCTCAGGAAAATTCGACAATAAATGTTGAAAGTGAAATCCTAGGCAAGCTACAATACACATCTAAAAATAATATTAAATTTATCAATGGATTAAAAATAAGATTTGGTGGGATAGTCTTCCCCGAATATTATCGAGATGCAGATTTTATTGTTGAAGGTGTGGGTGAGTCTATAAAGTTAGTTAAATTTTCTTTGCTTTCTACCCCGGATGTTATAGCTGACTTAGTCAATGATAAATTTGACGGAACCAATTTTGATCAGTTTCCTTTTGATAATTTTAAAAATATTCCGTTAGTACCTGAATATATTACTATCAATAAGGCCAGTAAAGATCTCAACCCTTGGACAAGATACAATCGATGGTTCCATTCTGATGTTATAAAAGCTTCTGCCGAATTTAATAATGCTATCCCCGAGTATCCTCAAGAATATAGAGCAACTCGACCAATTATAGAATTTAAAGCTAATTTACAACTTTATAAATTTGGCGACACAGCAATTGGAAACATTGATTTAATTGACAATATCACTACCGATGCATTTGGAATAGCAGAAAGTGCAGACGGATATTATATTGACAATGTAAAAATTGAAGAAGGTTTTAGAGTAATTTTTAACGCAGACACTGATCCTTTAGTAAGAGGAAAAATTTTTAGAGCAACTTATTCTAAAGTTTATTTAAAAACTATAAGCCCTACGAACGGGCAATTAATAATCAGTAACACAGAATATGAATTAAAATTAAATCTTGAGTTAGAATCTGACACACCTGTTGACGGTTCCTCTATATTAGTCACTAAAGGTGAAACAGATGCAGGAAGTTCGTATTTCTTTGATGGTGAAATATGGACAAAGTCTCAACAAAGAACATATAGAAATCAACCTCCTCTTTTTGAATTGTTTGATAAAGATGGTAATAGCTACGGTGGAAAATACTATCTAACTAATTTTACAGGAAATCAAATTTTTGGTTACGGAGTAGGAACAGGAACACCTGATTCTGTTTTAGGTTTTCCTTTACAATACAAAAATGTTGGAGTAGAAGGAACATATCTTTTTAATAATTACTTTTCTAATCAAGATATAATTGTTGTTGAAAATAATGAAACTAAAGTTGTATCAAGTGAAACAGCTTTCTTTAAAATAAATGACGACGAAGTAAAGTTTGCAAATATATGGACGGTTGCTGAAGAATATGAAATTCCTAAACTGGATAACGGCCTTTATGAAGTACCATTAAATCTAACCAACAATCCAAATAATTCTAAAATTGTAGATTTTACTTTAACAGAATTGTCAGACCATGTTAAGACTATGGTTTCTAGGGATGCCGATTTCAATGGTGATTTTCCCGGAGTAAGTAATTTAAAAGACCTTCCGAACATTGCCAAATATGGAAATAGAATTATTAGTAATATTAATTCTATGTCTTTTCCACTACATTTTATTGCTAATAAAGATAATAATTTAATTGATGCAATTAGGTTGGTTGCTGATCAGTACAATCAATTTAAACTTGGTTTGATTAAGATATTATCAGAAGTTGATAGAACAGAATCGGCTATAGATTCTTTAGATTCTGCTTTAACAAAACTTAATCAAAATAAAACAACTACCTTTCCTTACTTTAATAGTTTGATGTTAGGTTATGGAACTGGCGCAATTATTAGAACATATAGAGTATCTGATTCGAGGAATACTACTTATTCATTGCCGGGAGATTATTCTCCTGCAGACTTAACTAGTAGAGCTGTGTACGTCTATCTTAACGGAGCTCAATTAGTTAACGAACTCGAATACAAATTTAGTTTGTATAATAGTAACGTTGAGATACTTGTTCCTTTAGAAAGAGGAGATATTCTTTTAGTCAAAGACTATAAGTCTATTGAAGGTAACTTTGTACCACCGACTCCTACTTCGTTAGGGTTATATCCTAAATTTGAACCTAAAATTTACTTAGATGATACTTATGCCAATGAACCAGTTAATGTAATTCAAGGGCATGATGGTAGTTTGACTGTGGCATTTAATGATTATAGAGACGATATTATTCTTGAATTTGAAAAAAGAATATACAATAACATTAAAGTGTCTTATGATTCTTCTCTATTTGATATCAATAAAGTTCTTCCTGGAGCATTTAGAGATAATCAATTCAAATACTGGGAAGTAATGGAGTTTGTATATAGAGATTTCTTAAAGTGGAAAAGCGCATATACAGTAGAATTTGAAAAAAACACTTTATGGGATGTTAATAATCATAAGACTTATAATTACGGAACTATATTAGGTCCTTTAGATGAAAATCTTCCAGGCCATTGGCGTGCAATTTTTAAACTTTACTTTGACACCGATAGGCCGCACCTTTGCCCTTGGGAAATGCTAGGATTTTCCAATAAACCGAATTGGTGGGAAGAAACATATGGCCCTGCTCCATATACTTCCGGTAACTTGTTAATGTGGGAAGACATAGCCGAAGGAAGAATAGTTCAGGGAAATAGACAGGGATTAAACAGTCTATATGCTCGTCCGGGGCTATTAGATATGTTGCCAGTAGACGAAGAAGGTAATTTAGTTGATATGAGAAACTGGCATATCATAGGTCAAACTGATGCCATACAAGATTCTGATGCATCTTGGAAATTTGGTGACCACGGCCCAGCAGAAACAACTTGGAGAAGAAGTAGTTATTGGCCTTATGCTGTACAAATTATTCTTGCATTAGCTAAACCTGCGTTGTACTCTAGCTTAATGTATGATACCAGTAGGGTTAAAAGAGACAAGATTGGAAATATTGTTTATTCGGAAGATGGTTTATTTTTAAGTACAAAAAGATTATTAGTACCTTACGATGTAGTTGATTCTAATAAAATTTTATCTACAGGCTACAGTATATTTCTTGCAGAAGCCGGATTACAAAGAACATTGGATTACATAGATAATCTTAAAATTGATTTAGAATTTTCAAATTTCCATCTTATGCATAAAGTTGGAGGTTTTATCAGCAAAGATAAAATTGAGGTTGTAATTGATTCTGTTAACCCTAATAGCATTAGTCCGGGTGTGTTATTACCGTTAGAAGATTATAGCATATTTTTTAATGTTAGTAATACAGTTAAAACTGTGGCAGCTTCTGGGATTATTATACAAAAATATAATAATCAATTCATTGTTAGGGGATATGATAGAGTAAGTCCATATTTTACTGTCTATGATCCTATACATCAAAAGTTTGATAGGACATTAACAGTAGGAGGTAAATCTGAAGATTACTCTTTATGGTCTTCTAATTATTTTTATAGTGCAGGTGATATTGTCCTATACCAAAATCAATTTTTTAGAGTAATTAGCAATCACGATTCTGGGTCTACTTTTACTTCAAAATATTATTCTTCTTTGGCAACCTTGCCAACAGTGGGAGGAACAACAGCCTCTATCAGTGACGTCTTTGAAACAGAGATTAGAAAAGTATCTTATGGTACAATATTATCCACAGTTCAAGAAGTTGTTGATTTAATGTTAGGATACGGAAAATATTTAGAAACTGAAGGTTTTATATTTGATGATTTTAACAGTGATCTAAATCAAGACATAAACTGGAAGTTTAGCGTCAAAGAATTTTTATTTTGGACAACTCAAAATTGGGCCAATGACAGTGTTATAGCAGTTAGTCCTTTTGCTAATAAAATAAGTTTTACCAGTCACGACTCAGTAGTTGATAATGTTTTCAATAGTTTCTACGAGTATAATATTTTTAATGCTAGTGGAAATGCTTTTCCCAAAGAAGATTTTAACCTTATAAGAAATGAAGCTACTTGTACAATTACTACAGATAGAGAAGAAGAAGGTATTTTCTTTATTAGATTACGACTGGTTCAAAAAGAACATGTTTTAATTTTAAACAACCGAAGCAGATTCAATGACGTTATCTATGACACAGAAAAGGGTTATAGACAGCGCAGGATAAGATTAATAGGATTTAAAACATCAGAGTGGAACGGTGATTATTTCAGTCCGGGATTTGTCTATGACAGTGCTGTAGTTAAAAAATGGACTTCTTATACTGATTATGTTGCAGGTGACATAGTAGAATATGCCGGTAATTATTATAGTTTGATTAAAAATCTTTCTGGAACAGAAAAATTTAATTTTACTGATTGGAACTTATTAGGTAATAAACCAGTAGCACAGCTTATACCAAATTTTGATTATAAGATTAATCAATTTGAAGATTTTTATAGTTTAGATATTGATAATTTTGATGTTTCTCAGCAACAGCTTGCTCAACATTTAATTGGTTATAGTCCTAGGGTTTATCTATCTAACATTTTCCTTGACCCTATTGCTCAATATAAATTTTATCAAGGATTTATAAGAGAAAAGGGAACACGTAATGCTTTAGAAAAATTGTCTAAGGCCAGCGTAAACAATTTACAAGGTAAGATTGATTTTTACGAAGAATGGGCTTTTAGGATTGGAAATTTTGGAGCTTATTCGAGCCTAGATGAATTAGAATTTCCTTTAGAAGAAAATAAGTTCATTGATAATAGCCAGGTTATTAAGTTTGTAACCGCAGAACCTGGTATTGATTTTGATATAACCAACTATATCACAGATGACAAATTGTCAATGAAACCTCAAGATTTTGATATCACTAATGTATTTTTAACAAAGTCTCAGACTTACGCAGACAATGATTATGTTTTACCTGTTGCAGGATATGCAAGAATTGAAGATGTACACTACGCTATAAAGGATAAACCTTCTTTATATAATTTTACGACCAGCACTTATATTAGAACTGGAGATACCGTATGGATAGGTTTTGAAGATGACGGCGACTGGGGAATGTACAGATATGCAAGGCTGTCTCCTGTTGTTGTAAATGTAGAAACTGATATTGCTGGCCAGACATTATTGTTTACAACAGATGTTTACCATGGATTGTCTGAAGGCGAGATAATTGCTATTACTAGATTTGAAGATACCCTAGACGGAGTTTACAAAGTTAAAGCTGTGCCTTTGTTAAATCAAGTCATTGTTGAATCAACAATTATTCCTTCCAATAACTTTACTCCTTATGGTGTATTGTTTAAATTTGTAAAATGTAGATTTGAATATTTTGATGATTTAGCTAACACAGAATTTCTTGCTGATATAAAACAAGGACAAAAAATCTGGGTTGATAAAAACTCAAAAGGTAAATGGGAAGTTTATGAAAAGATTGACAACTATAGGTCGTTGACCGTTTCCAGCGGCCTAAAAAATCCAGGGATGAGATTCGGCCACAAACTAAGTTCAAGAGAAGGTTCCGGGGTAATGGCCGCCGCCGCACCTTTATATAATGATGGTGTTTACGGTACAGGTAGAGTATTTGTTTTTAATAATTCTTATGAGAACACCAGCACTGCTGTGCAACAAAGATTTAGTTACGGTCTAAATAAAATTGCTGACCAATATTATAATTCTACTTCAGGGCTTCCTGCAAAATATGGACATTCGTTGGCGTTAGATTCTAAAGACGGATTAGTGTTTGCTGGTGCTCCTTTTGCTAGTAATGTAAGGCGAGATCCTACAAACACAACAACAAATTTTGTATCAGCATCTAATACAATGTCTGGATATGTAGCAGAAGGATTAATTACAATGTCCTTTAATCTTGGTTCGTCAAATAACGAAATAAGATTTAAAACATTAGCCTGCCAAGAACCAGCGAGTAATCTAAATTTTGGTTCTAGTATATTTGTTGCAGATATTAAAGGCACAAAACCTTTATTAGTTGGCGCACCCGGACATACAAATAATACTGGTGCGGTATTTGTTTATAATGCAGCATACAACAGATTTGATCCTCCTAACACAGGATTTGATGGAGGATTAACAACATTTGATAGCGGAACCTGTTTGTTTGACGGCGAGGTTGTATTCATTACTGAAACTAATATTACTGCTACAACACAAATTAAATTGCCTACAGTAGGAATACAAGGACTAACAGGTAGTAGATTTGGGGAAAGAATTGCAGGAGATCTAGTAGGAAGTAAAATTGCAGTAGCCGCTCCCCAGTATGATAGCGGTAATGGTGCAGTGTTTATATACAAATCCACTTCTACACTAGCACCGTATTCTTTAGTACAAACAATTTCTTGGGACGCATCTGTTCATAACGGAGTTTTACCGGCTGGTAGTAATTTTGGTACAGAAATTAACATTGATGATTCTGGGCATTGGCTATATGTCAGTGCTTATACAGCAGATGACAGAAAATATCAACCCGGAAAAGTTTTAATTTATAACTGGACAGGTACCGCATATACATATACTCAGGTGTTACATAACCCATCTGCTACCCTAGGATTAAAATTTGGTTATAGTTTAGAAAGTGACAGCAAAGGAAATATTCTTACAGTTACTAGCCAAGGGCCAAATTATTTTGTAGGCATTAAATTTGACGGCGGTGAAACTACATTTGATGCAGATTCTACTCAATATGGTAGCACTGTAGAAGATAGTGGTAGTGCTTATGTTTACAACAGATACGGTTCTAAGTATATTTTCTCTGATGAATTATTCAACGAATCGGTTACAGAAAATAGTTTATACGGCGGTAGTGTAGCTGTTGATAGAAATACTATCTATGTAGGCGCTCCTGGTTATGTTGAGATTTTTAGCATTACAGAATTTGCTAATACCTACAAGGGTAATTTTGATTATACTACGTTCTTAACTACAGCACAGTCTTTGTTACCTTTATATACAAGTAATAATTCTTTTACAACTACTAACGGTACAAGATATGGTTTATTTAGAGATCCAGACAATACTGGATTGAGCTACTGGACTGCGTTCTCGATCAATCAAAATCAATCAAGTACCTCAACTGTACTATTAGATAGTTTCTTTGAAGCAGTGTCTCTTACATCAGAAGCATCAAGAGCCTTGACTAATAATAAAACATACCTTCCATCTAACAACGGTCGAATATATGTATGGAATGCTATAGATCCAAACTCTAATAGTTGGAAAATTGTTAGAGAACAAGACGATTCTGTTGATATTACAAAATTTAAACAAGTAAAAACTATAAATGTTCAAGACGATACAGTTGAAGAATATTTAGAAATATACGATCCTGCTAAAGGAAAAATTCCTACCATAGCAGACGATGAAATAAAATACAAAACTTCTTTTGATCCGGCAGTTTATTCTAATGGAACAAGTGCTGTTAATGTAGATATAGAGTCTTTCTGGACTGACGAAAAAGTTGGAGAACTATGGTGGGATTTAAGCTCTGTAAAATATGTTTGGTATGAACAGGGTGATGTAGAGTACAGAAATAAAATTTGGGGCAAAGTATTCCCGGGCTGTACCATAGATGTCTACGAATGGGTCAGTTCCGCATATCTACCTAGCCAGTGGGTTGATTTATCTGGAACTCCACAAGGTCTTGCTTTAGGAATTAGCGGTCAACCAAAATTTCCAAATGACGATGTGTATGCAGTTAAGAAGGTTTACAACTCTTTAACAGATACTACTTCAAATCTATATTATTATTGGGTAAAAGGTAAAA